TCTTTTAGCTGTGCCTTTGCTATTAGGATCATTCTCGCGATCAATGAATAGTGTATCCAAGACTCGTTCAAATGCTTCTGTAGCTTCTTTGATTAGAATTTCTTTATGTTCTTCTGTAACGTATTCACTAATGTTATCACCCGCCCAAAAGCGTTTTTGATCACGTTTCATTTTAAAACGCAATACATCCGCTAGATTTGCTTCTTGATAATTTTTATCATCATCACCTTGCTGGTTAGCACCAGCAAGAATGTTTTCGTGTTCGTATATTCTGGATTCAGTCATTATTACTCCTATGTTAGTATTATATAGGTTTATTTAGGTTTTTGCAAGGAATTATCTGCTCGAAGTTTCCGGCAAGCTTCTTTAACAGGAATAGGGTAGTCCGGACTTATTTCCGAAATGGAGCAATCATATTTGACAGTTATATGCGGATGTGTGTAATTCCAGTAGATAGCAAATACTACTAATAGTATTCCCAGTATTAGTACACTATAAAAATCTAAATTTTGTCTGAAAGTAGAATCTTGCATAATTGATAGTCCTTTTTTGATTTAAAACGAAACAGCATACAATCGTGGTACGGATGACTTGTAAAACGATCTCCGGGTAATCCAAATATTTCTACTACATCTGCACAAACTTCATTCCACCAATACTTGTTTTGGTTATCCCAAAGGAGTTTAATTTCCCATATAGTATCAACTGTTTCCATTTTTATAGTTACCCTTTTCTGGAATAACGTGGCGAACCCCGCCACGAGGATCTTCCATATCTCCCTTACGTCTTGGGATCATATGGACATGCGGATACATTACTGTTTGGCCAGCAACCTGCCCAACATTTTGTCCGATGTTGAAGCCTTCCCATTGTTCTGTTTCAACACCATCATACCCGAACTTGTAAGCGGCTTTGAAACACTCATATAAGTTTTCAGATTTTTTGTAGGTAGGCACAAATAACAAGTGCCCTTGGGTAACTGGATACGCATCTCGGAAGACCCAGAAGTCTTTTGTTCGATATTCGATTTCTGTCCACGGTGCAAGTTTTTCATCAAGTGCCTTTATTAGATCGTTCTGCAAGTTCTACCTCTTTAAGTTCGTCTTCTAAATATGCAATATAGTCGGATAAGAAAATCTTTCTCCGATCTCCTCCCTCGAGCCCCTCTGCTTTGATCATGTCTTTCTTAACCATCTCAATTTTGTCTCGATATTCTTGTGCAGTCAATGTCATTTTTTAGATCCAAAACGTAAACCAGTTAAACTACCAAATACTAGGAAATATGCAAGCCAAGTTTCCCATGTATACGGAATATGTAACATTGGGAACAGCGTATTCAAACCCCAAATACCGGCTAGTGGCCCAAGTGTTATAGCAATTACAATTAATGTAATACCAAAAATAAGTTTAATTAATGCCGATGTCATTTCCAAAATTCCTCCCAAGGATAAACTAACCAACAGTCTTCTTCTGCTTTATTAACTTCCCAGTATGTATAATCAACGTCTTCTTTACTAGATAGATTATTAGTAAGTGTAGCAAAGCGTACATTCTGTCCCCATACTTGTTGCCATTGTGTTTCACCGGGTAAGCAACTTGATTGCCAATCTTGTTTAATCCAAGCAATAGTAGAGCCTTGATCGTTAATGTCGTCGACTACTAAGATGTTAACACCGTTGTAGGCGTCTTCGGCCATACCACAATCACTTACTTTAATACCACCATCTCTAAGGCTAACCATTAGTGTAGCCATAGGGATATCTAAATACTGACTGATTAAATTAGCAGGCGTTAATCCACCACGGCTGATACCTACAATATATTTAGGTAACCAGCTATCTTGAACCATTTGGCGAGAAAGATCTAAGCAAGCACCTTCTACTTGTTGCCAAGTATAATATATTTTCTTCATGCTGTTAGTGCTGACGCTAAAATAGTCATTTCCTCTTTAGTCATAAAAAAGTTGTAAGTGGCAGTATCTTGTACTACACCATCTTTCAAATGTTGTTGTTCCATGTCAACACTGAACAAGCCTTTAGGGCTTAGTACTTCGTGTTTTTTCAACACAAGGCGAAAACCTTCGTGTTCTTTGATTACTTGTTCTGTATAAGTATCTTTAATTGATTCATGTAGTTCCATCTTCATCTCCTTTAATAGTTTCCCACATTCTATATTTGGACAATTCCTTAATATAGTCGTCATGCATCTTTTTAAGTTTTGGATGTTTAGCTTCTAGTTTAACATCTCTTTCTGGAATTTGCAAGACTTTTTCAATTGTCTCTAACCGTTCTTCTAAATCTCGTCCATTAATAACCATGTTACCTTTAACTTCTATGGTAGGAGGATTAGTTTGATTAATCTTCATTACTTCACTAACTGGGTTAGACCAAGTGGAAGTACCAGTGGTATAGACTGGACCAGTAGTTGTGCTAGGGATGGATGTTAAAAACTGACCCGATGTTCCGTTAGATTGCGTTATTGTTTTAAAGTATGCCATTCTTTCTATTAATCAAGTAATTGTCGTTGTGGATCCATTCGTTGTTGACCCAAAATCCCCATTCACGACGTTGTGGTCCCGGCATAAACATAGTCCAAGCAGTCACACCTTCTTTTAATTCAATACGATGATAACTGTTTGGGCTACAAATACGGAAATGTCCAGGTCCACGCCATTTGCGTACTTCACAGTTCAGTGTACCATCTTCATTAAATTGTGGAATCCATTCGTAGTAACCACCTGCTAGAATTAATGTGGCATAAGGCCATGGATGATCATGAACATCGTCCGGGTCACCTTTTAAGAACTTGTGTAGAAAAATATTAAACGGAAAACTTTTACGATCTTTCAAAAAGATATAATAACGTTCCAGATATGGCTCGTTATCAACACGATCCATAATAATACGTTTACGGTCGTTGCGTTCTAGCCAATTAAGGAAGCGGTCTCTGATCTTCTGGAGTGTCATAGTGGTCTTTTACTAGATAATAAGTTGTTTTAAATTTTTCAAATGCTATTTTTAATCCAGGATATTGTTTGCACATTTTTTGAATTCTATCAAAATCTGGCATAGTATCTACAAATTCTTCCGGAAGTTTAAAGTTCCAATCGTATCCAGTACCGGCGCCACCAATAGAACTAATAGTTACATTACCGGTTCCAATACCAATAGAACCACTGACAGCTCCGCCGTTGTTAATTGTTATAGTTCCGCTATTACCGCCTATACCTGCACCGGTATAGTAGTAACTACTACCTGTACTATTGCTTATGGTAAGTGTATCATTTAATGTTGTTGAGTAGATTGTTGGCGCTGAAGAAGTTGTCATTTAAATCCTTTGCTTGTTTACGTATGGATGGTATTCTTGTAGAGTAATTATCCATATGTTCCATTATTTTACGGCATAAATCTGGACGGTATACAGTGTATGTGTCGTAATCGTTGGTCCATACACTTGGATACTTAAATGTATCGTAGTACATCTCGCTATAACTTAAACGATCTGGAACCATGGGAATAGCATCAACCACCGCACCTTCATAGCAACTGATGCCTAGTGTTTCTTGTAGATTAGCACTAAACACCATCTTTGCTTCGCCTAACAAGTTATGATATTCGTTTTTTGTCAGCTGTTGATCCTGACATACTACAAATTCATACTGCGGTAAGCGTGTAGCCAAGTCTCTAAAAATATCAACTTGTTTCTCAGGTGCAATACGATGCGGGAAAAGAATAAGATTTCGCTTGGGCATATTCTTATACACAGTTAATGTATCATCCATATATTCCATTGGCCAACCTGTGCGTACTACTTTTTTAGTTACATTAGCTTCTGGAACATACGCACTTTTGCCTAGTAAGTTCTTACCAAACATTTCAATATGAAATTGTGTAGCAAAGTAGTTATGGTCAAATGCATGATAGAAACTTTGTTCTGCATGACGTACCCAGGGCTTATTACCAACTAAGCGTCCAAGAAAGTCTTGAGGATCATAACTACCGGCATGCCAAAGTCCATGTGTAACTACTGGAATATCCAGTAGTTCACTCATGTATTTTAAATTTATGATGCCTGGATGCCAAGCGTCAGTAAAAATAAAGTGGTCGCCAGCATGAACGGATCCATCACAAAATAGACGACCCAGGGTTTCAACTTGCTTAGACTTATATATATTGGTGCCACCAAAATTAAGAAAAGCACCAGGAGTAGTGGCTGAAGGAATATCTTCAGGGCCACAGATAACTTGAACATTATGTCCTGCCTTTCGTAAGAGATTAGGTACATGGCGTTTCCATTCGCCAGTGTACCTAGTTTCTACAGCTTCTAGATCAATTAGAAATACGTTCATTGTTGTAAGGACGTGGATTCTTGCCTAAATAAGGTTTACGTTCACCAGTGAACGGTTTCTTAGGACGACGTGATTTGTCAAAGTTACGCCATTGCCAACTTTCTCTGTTGTAAAGATGAGATTCATTGAACTCACACAGTTCTAATCGGCACCAATCACGAAATGCCTCTAAGTCGTCAAACAATTTGACAACATCGGGACGGTTCTCGAAATAAGCGTAGTCCTTATAATTCTTAGCCATTATAGCTTTCCTTTTAATATTTGATAAACGAACCATTTTCTCCGTCTTCGGAGACCTCAATCCAAACCTCACGGTCGGGATACTTTTGTGAAATCATGTCATGTAATTCGTCTGACATCATTTCGCAACTTTTATAATCTAGCGACAGTACGCCTTCGTTGCTAGAATACAACCGTTCAAGCCACCGCTTGAACTGAATGAACTCAATATCTCTATCATTGTGTGTAACGCTAATCCAAACGCGGAAATGAAAAATATGGCGATGAGGACTAGCAAGAAACGATACATCATATTCATCTCCTGTAGCTAAATTTGGATCTGTTGCGGCTGCTGGATAGCAATGTATACCTTCTTTACGGAAAGTAACCCAGATCATTTTATTTGGTCGAATGTCTTGTCTAATAATCATGTTGGTGTATCTTGTGTATATTGATCCCAGTGAGTATATTTGTCTTTACTCATTAAATCATGTAGTTGATGAGTCCACACACCTGGATTAGTAGCACCCCAGGTGCGATCATCCAGTTTAAGTGTAGCATTGTAGTTGAGTTGGTTAATGTAAGGTAACTTAATACTGATCATGGGAACAAATCTAGGGTATTCATTATAGGAAGATTCTAATACACCTTCGATATGTTCAACACCGAAGTCTAAAGTTACCCAATAGTTTGCTTTAAGGCAACCAATGATAACTTCATCCCATGCTCGATATTCTTCGTGGCTAATTGCTTTTGGATTAAAGCTCTGACTAGTACCAAAGTAGATATGTTTGATACGTTTAGACTCATCCAAGAATGATTGGGTATCATCTGCCTTACGTAAGATTTCTTCTAATGGAGGAGTACCTACAACAAATAATGTAAACATACCGTGACAAATAGTATGTTCGACTTCGTAGCCTGTAAAGTAAACGACATCTTGCCGCTCTTCAGTGTTTAGTCCCATTTAATATAACCTCTACTATAACCACTCGGACGATTAACGCCGTCCGCAAACGCTTGTTCCCATTCAGTAGTACGATTGTAACACCTTGTCCAAAAAGAATCAACCTTTAAGTAGTCTTTTTCGATAAAGTATTTTGCCATTTGCATACAATCGATAAATGCTGGATTTCTAGGACTTGGACGAACTGTAGTAACAGCTTTCCATAATTGTACTTGTGCTTCTTCCTTATCAATAGCTTTGCCTACACCATCAATAATAGTAGCGTTGTTATTTAGGTTTATGTCTATACCTAATCGATATTTTCCAGTGAGGTCTACAACTACATCATAACTTTCTGAAGTAGTAGTCTGCAATTTATCCCCCCAAAGTTCTTTGTTATTATTACCTAAAATATCCACATGAAAGATATAGCCATTTATTTTCATAGTATGATACGCAACCCAGGAAAGAAAACCACTACCAATAATAAGCATACGATTATTTTCGTGCCTGCCTTGTTTATCTTGTAAGTATTCTTTAGATTGATTAATAAGATTAATACCACAAGCTACCGGCTCAAGAATATATTTTGGATCTGCTTCAGGAACTACAACATATTCTTCAATCTTAACATTATAATAGTCAGCATAAGCAGGCTCGCCTCGTGTAGCAACAATATCACCTACTTGAGTTTTGCCAATACCCATACCTACTTTAGTTACGATACCTAGACCTTCGTGACCTTGCATGTGCAATGGCAACGGGCCAAAGTCTCCTTGCATCATATCAATATCGCTACGACAAACACCAGTCATTATTGATTTTACTTCAATTTCATATTGTCCTGGCTCGGGCTTATCGAATTCTACTTCTTCAAAATAGCCTTGACCAGTTGTTTGTAAGCATTTTACTTTCATAAGTTTTCTATTCTTTCGTGTATCCAAGTATCGATATCAAATTGATCTAACCAAAACTGATAGTTATCTACATTATCTAAGGCATCTTTGATCATTGCTGTATATGCTTCTTCTGGGCACCATCCTAAATTGAATACTTCTACACTATTATCCTGCATAATAAACTGTATAGAACTATCTTCAGTTGTCATACTTCGCCAATCTGCCTGACACCCCCATTTGCTACCAAAGTCAATGTGGCACTTGTCGTCTACATCGTAGACACCATTAGGATTAACTACCCCGTAGTCGGTGCTTTTGATATCTTCTAAATTCCACATCATTTGTGAGCCGCTACCGTTGACTGATTCGGCTCTCCATTTAGGATTCATAGCAACATATAAACTTAATAAATGTGGCATCAAGTCTCGGCTAACACCTCCAAAAGCTAGTTTACGTGTAGTAAACCAACTACCGGGACTAGGAATACAATTCTTTCTAACCCACCGAATGTTTACTATCCTTGCTCGACTTGCTGATGCTTTTAAATCAACAATATTGTCACGCCACATGTTATTTTTAACCATCATAAATCGTGTGCGGGGGAAATCGGTTATTAGTTTAATCCAAGACTTACTATTAACAACACCCGGTTTTTCGATAAACACTATTTTAGTTACTGGTGCCAATTTACGTGCGATTTCTTCGTGGGTAAAATTAGGTGTGCAGATGTGAACAGTATCAAACATGCGACATTCTTCAATAGCCGCATCTACTGTTAAGAAGTCTGCATTTTTATTAGAATCTTGATCTACAGTAATAACACCGTGACCAAGTTTATTCAGCACAGTAGCATATAAGTTTCCAATACCCATTCCTACAACTAGACTAGTTTTCATTACTATCTACCTTTGATTGTTCGTATTGCTGGAATAATCTAGTTACATCTTCCATACGTTTAGCAAATATGTCCGGAGCACCTTCTGCCGCATGATTCATATCGTATTCGTTAGGGTAATGACGTAGACATGCCCTTGCTTCATCTTTAACAGCCTTAGGAATTCTAGGAGTAGTTAAGATTTTTAATAAAAATCTTTGAGTCTGTACTACTGCTCGATATCTTTCATCAGGTAATGTCATGTACGCTTGCTTCTAATGCATCTAGTTTATCAATTGCAGAATCGTCAAAATCTGCTTCATCTTCTAATTGTACACTATCCCCGTCTACTTCTTCAAACAATTCGGAGAATTTACCACTAGCATTGACTGTTTTCTTACCAATAGCACCACGTGTACCTGGAATAGCTTGCCAAAATTTATCAAATCCATCAATAATAGCAATAGCAGTTTCTCGATCGGGCGCACTAAAAATGGCATCAACTACATCTTTAAAGTACACTCGTTCAAATTTTTCATCTACTAACATAGCAGGACAAAGTCCAGCATCGTATTGTCGATTAGCTTCTTGTACACTATTGATATGCATCCAAACATTATGACCCATCATAATAGCATAGGTAAAACTATCCCAACTTGTTTTGCCTTCTTTGCCTATCTTATTTAGGTCGCCAGGCCCGTAGATACAAATATCTTTAACCTGAACACCGTCCATTAGTGGACTAGATTCAAAATTAGTAAAATGTTTGTCTTGTACAACAACATCTTTGAATAGTCTTGTATCCTTGGAATATTTCTTGTTATCTAGACTAGGCAACATTCTGTACAACCATTTTTCACGATCTTTAATTTCTGTTTGTACATAAATTTGTCCGTTAGCTGTAGCAAGAAATGGACTAGCACAATCAAAGCTAATAGTAAAGTCAGGATTATGATATTTACGAATAGCACGTTGAATATCTGTTAGTAGTAAAGCCCATTCTAATTTACTTGTGCCTAAGAAATGCATCCAATCTTGATGTCCTTGTTCCAATAGTCCATCAAACTTTAACGCAACTAGTCTGCGTAGTACCAGGTCTACGTCACACATGTTCTGGCCACCCATTGCCCATCCGTTAAATGGTTTGTCATATTTTGTTGGATCGCAAAAGTCTTTCATCTTTTGATACCAATCTTCTGCTTGTCCGTGATTTTCGCCTTGTAACACGTTTAAAAATTTACAAGCACCGGTACGATGTTTAATAAAGTATTCGTTATTGTACTTTGTAGCCGCAACAGCTTGATCGTAATCGGCAACACCACTATTCTTAGCACCAACTGGGCTACGACCAACCCATGCCGGAATATCAAGTACCATACCATAATCCATTAAGGCATCCATCCATGCTAGTACCTGCTCACGTTTCTTTTGTGCCGCATCCAATTTAGCTTGATAAATTTTAACGTGATCAACTTTAGTATATTTTGGATTGCCGTTCTTATCTGTCTTAGGATGTCCAGTAGGATGTAGTTGTGGTACTAGTTCAATACCTTTGGCAATGGCTTCAGCCATTCGTTGTGCAACTACAGGACCGGTTGGATCGTTCCATTCGCCTTCCCATACGCCCTTACCAATCTGGAAACCACCTGAATCGCCTAACACCCAACTTGTTTTACGATCTCTGTTGCGGAACATATCTTCACTTGGATCTGGTTTAGACAAATCTAAGTTAGCGTGTCCTGCTGAATACAAACAATGATCAAAGTAAAACGACGCATTTGGATTTAGATAGTTCATAGCTTCGATACCTATGGGCCCAAAGCTAGCAGGAATACGAGCAGGATCTACATAGTTATTATAACGTTGTTTACCTATGTATGTACTATAAAATCCTGATGTTGCTGGCAGGAAATATGCATAATCGTTTTGTGTAGCAGTTAAGTTTTTATTCATTTTATCCAATGCTGTGCTAGTACCATTAAGCTCAACCAAGCCCACATGGTGTTAAATCCTACTAGTGTTGGCAATGCTTTTTTACGACTTGCCCATATCAGTGTTACACTAGTTAAGAGTGTTAGGTAGTACAATTCCCAAATTTGAATACCAAAGATTAAACCAGGAATAATAATGATAGCCTTTGCTAACCAACTAATAAATTCTACTGTATTATATCCTGTCCAGTATTCTTTTGTAAACCACATAGCATAACAGTCGCGCATATTACGCCAACCGCTATGTGTATAGCTAATGGCCATAAGTACCAACCAAATTCCTACCGCTAATAAAATTTGATCCAATGTCATTCAGTTTTACCCCATTCAATTTTCAACCAGATTCTCTCGTGAAAATAGTGAACTGCGGTTAACACAATATGTATTAGTACTGCACTTGCAAGGCCAGTCCACAATGCAGTGATTAACAATGCTATAACGCGATAGGTTATTGCCCTAACAACAGTTCTTTTATGTGTTTCCATTACTTGCTTTGTGCTGGGAGAATATATTCGTATTCAGCAATACCGCTGTCTACAGTAATTTGTAGTGCGCCAGCATCTGCAATACGGATAGTTTTATCACCGTTCAAGTTTAAAATGCTTTGAACTTGTGTAACAGGCCATGCCCAAGTCTGTCGTAGTTTACCTTCAACATTTGCTTGGAATACAAAAGAACCTGCGTGTGTGCTTGCATCACCAAAGCTGAATACCAAATTGCTGTCTTCTGTTTTAACTTGGAATGTAAGTTCTTCTGTATGAGCACTAGCTTGGAATTTTAATTTTTGGATACTAGCCATTGCTGGTGTAAACTCGATGTCCCACTTGGCACCCTTATACTTAACCGACTTTAGCTTTTCATTAATGATGTCGCTATTCATAAAGCGATAGTCATTTTCAAAGTCGCCAGCACCGTTTTGGAAGTGTAGTCCTGTTGGAATAACTTCTCCATTACGTTCTTGCTTAACTACATTAATAGTGTAGTTTTCTTTGTACTCTGGGCACTTCAAGTGAATATCTAACTTGTTTAAGTTAGGCATACCAAATACGCCTTCGAAATCTTCAACAGGAGTTTTTGATTTAGCATTTAAAATAACGCTACGATCTTCTGCCATCGATTCGATTTTTGTTTCTTCTTCTGTTGCGGTTACTTTAACTAAAGGCAAAAAGCCCAAGCTATGTGTATGTGCTACTAGGTCTTGTAAAAAGTCTTTCATATGATTCTCCATGTTTGTTTATTATATAGGTTTTTCTGACAATGTCAAGGATTTTTCCTAACCTTTTTGTTATATTTGATAGCGGATTCTACCAATGTATGTGATTGATTCATCCGATCTGAATAGTGCATATAGGCATTTGTATCTTTTGGAAAACATGCACCACCAAAGCCTCGCTTACCATCCGGGCCGGGAACTAGCGTATGACTATTTCCAATACGGTTATCGTGTACTAGTACTTGTCTAACTATGTTAAAGTCGGCACCATTTTGTTCACAAATATCGTAAAGTTGGTTAAAGAATGAAACCTTGAGACTTAGAAAACAGTTAGTAGCATATTTGATTGTGCTAGCCTCTGCAATGCTAGTGTTGAATACTAGTTTACAGTCAGGCAATGCTTTTTTAAATATACTATGCCAAAATCCTTCTGGATCCTCTCCACCGATTACCATATACCTTTGTTCGGCAAAATCTTTTACAGCAGTGGCCGCACGTAAAAATTCTGGACTGTAACAGATAGAATGATGCTCGTATTTTTTTACAAGTTTTTCTAAATAGTCTGGCGGAACAGTAGATTTAATTAATATAGGTACATGAATCGGAGTATTATCTAAAACATTTATAACCTGGCTGATGTCGCAATCCCCGACAGCATCACTAGGAGTACCTACACATATAATGATACCATCTGCATATTTGAAATCGCTTATTTGATTATCGTTTATTTTAGGATCTACTATGTGTACAGCCGTTGTACTCTTAAGGCTTTCGACGACTGCCTTACCTACAAATCCATATCCTGCAATTATAATTTCTTTCATATTAAAACTCGAATAAACTGTTAAAAGTATTTTTCTCTTCGGTACTGGTAATGTCCCAATTTAATACACCGATTAAATTATCTAACTTATTATCAATAATTGTCTGCTCCATTTCAGCATGGTCAAATGGAAGATCTTTAAACCATTGAGGCAATCTTAGTTCGTCTACCGGATATGCAACACTGGTGAATCCTAACGGATTAGGTTTAAGTTTACAAACAATAACTTTTGCACCATCGGTAATTGCCAGACTGTACTTGTCGTTATACATACGCTTTAGTGTATTCCAGTTGATACTAGCACGAACATGTCCTGGCATGTTAGCTTTACCTTGCTTTACTTCCTTACCTTGATATTCGGTAATCTTGTTAGCACGTTTAGGACTACCCTTTTCCCAGCCAGGTCTAGCTTTGAACTTGATTCGGAATTCACTAACAGCATCTAAAACTTCTTGTTCTGGCTTGCCCATCAATACCATTTCAAGAATATCACTCAAGAAGTTTTGAATAAATTCTGGAGTATCACTACGCTTGAGATCTAATCCCATGGCCTTGATCTTGCCCGGTTTGCCATCTACATCAGTACGCTTGCCTTCTTTATCATAGTACAATACTGCATAACGTTTTTTAGTAATGAATAAACTCTTACTACCTACAATCTCACGACCAGCTTTGATAACTTCGCCACGTGCCTTAGGTACATGAAATGTATCTAACATAAACTGTGGGAATGTAGTATTAACTTCTTCACCGATTTGGTCATACAATTGAATTACACTTTCTCTAGTCCAAGGTATAAGACCTTTATCGATATCTTTTTGTAATGTCTTGTAAGCACTAAAATAACAAGAGTCTGTATCACCATAGATAACTGCTTTGCCACGATAGTCATACTCGCCAGCAATAATCTCGTTCACCTTACCCGCCATATGTTTAACAATTTGACGGCCTGTGAGAGTAGTACTTTGTCCAATGCGTTTATCAAAGAAGCGACAACCACTGTTAAGAATAGCACCATACAAACTGTTCAAGTTAATTTTCTTAACTAGTTGTCGTTTGTCCCAATATTCTTCTTCAACTTTGTTCCCTGCCTTGATTGCATCTTTTAACTTGGCTTGCATTTCTTTACGTTCAGCGTACCAACGTTTTAATAAACCTGGAATGATACCTTCTTTCTCATAAGTGAAAATTGTGCCGTTAGCACTTAATACCCAAGGCTGATTACTTTCAAAAATTAATCTATATACTTCTGCCGCACTTAGAATATCACTATCTCCGTTCTCCCAATCAATAGTAATATCAGTGCCAATCTCTTGATTCATAACGGCTGTATATTCTAACGAACCAAAGATACCTTCCCAAGCCGCCGCAAAACTTTTACCTTTAGCCATTTGTGCGTCAATATATTCTTCGGTCATTGTTTGACGTAGCTGACCGATAATAGTTTCTGGCCCCATGTTTAACGCACGAATAGCTGACGGGTACAGTGAGTTAATATCTAACGATCCAATCCAGTCATGTATACCTTCTTTAGGATAAGCAACATACGCACCAGCGGCCGCAGTATTTTCTTCGCGATCGCTCATTTTAGTTCTATTAGGAACTTGGAAACCTCGGCGATGTGACTCGTTAATAATAGCCTGTTCAGTAACAGCCACGGCACCCATTGTTGTTTGTAACAATACAGTATTTTCATGTGCCAGTGTGTTGGCAAGATCCATAAATTTTAATTTTTTATCTAAATCGTCTAGGAGTTTACAGTCGTTAATGTTATATTCGACAAATGTACGGAAGTCATTGTTGTATAATTGATCTAGTGTACCTTCGTATTGTGTTTTACGTTGACCTAGTTCATATTCAGCAATAGCATCTAGTCGATATGAATGACGTTCTTCGTATGTGTATTTGCGATATAGTTCAAGATAGTCTAAATGTACTCGACCAATGTAGTCATATGTAGTACTAGTACGACCATATTTTTCATATTCACGTTTCTTTGGTAATTGATCAAACAAACAGAAACGTCTTGTATCCTCTTTGCTCAATACTTTGATTACACGATTGGTAGTATAGGGAATATCAAAGCCTTCTGAGTTCCAACCACTGATAATATCTGCATCTTTAATTAGATCTAAGAACATATCTAGCAAGTCTGCTTCGTTATCAAACAAATATGTATTGGGAAAGTCTTTGATCATTTCCTTGGCATCTTCCATCTTAAGTTTCTTAGGAGGAATAGCCAAGCATACCATTGTTTCTAACCATTGTAGGTAGACAGCAATCGCAGTAATTGGCATGAACGCATCGTCCGGACTAGCATAGCCACGCTCTGGATCAAAGTCTACCTCAATATCGAAAAACGCTACATTCAGTTTAGGAGCATCTTGATTTAAGTAGTGTTCGCTTAAGGTTGTAAAGATTGGATTAATGTCCGATTCAAACATTTCCTTGCCACTGTTAATGGCTTGTTCTTTGCGTAGTTCTTTTGTGTTCTTACAGACAATGCGAGTTAGTGCATCTCCGTAGATTGATTGAAATTTGCCGCGTGGGTCTTTAACATAAAATGTATGACGTACAGGAATGTCTCTAAATTCCCTATCGCCTTTCTTATTGCGTTCGACTACTTTAACGATATCGTTTTCGCGGTCAAACCATGCGTCTACATACGACATAAATTTTCTTCTCCTTTGTCATTTGAGGCTGACAAATACCTTCACGCGGTTTATGGCCCGCCGACCTTTCTTTATATACTTATTTAGATACGTTTGGTAATATCTAAAATTGCTTCAATTTCTTCCCAATCAGAATTATGAGCTTGCCAATCACCTTTGTGGGCAATCTTAATTGCTTTGTTAATAACACTGGGTTTGATTTGCAGTTCTTCTGCAACTGCTTTGACAGTTTCTTTAAGACCTTCTGTTAAGTCTTCTACTTCACGAAGTACTGTAGAGCCTTCGCTAATTAATCTTTCTAATTTTGCCTTTTCTTCTGCACCGTAACTGCGTCCTGACATGTAAATCTCCTAGTAATATGCCTATTGTATAGTAATTATGCCTAAAGGTCAATAGCTAAAAAATTTTATTTAATCAAATTATTGAGTAGGGTAACGCTCTGGGTGTTTGCGAGGATCTGGATTATTAGGTGTGTCCATACCTACTTGTCCTGCTCGATAGCTTTGTTGTTGTTTGTTAGGAGTATAGCTTTTTACGTTGGATGGTTCATCATCTAGAGCTTTATCTAGTTTTTCCATTCCAAAGTTAATTCCAATATTAGTTAATGCGGCTGGTAATCCATCTTTGACTAATATACTTGCAAATCTTGCCAGTTCGGCTGCATTCAATTTATATAAAGCAATAGCAAGTTTTTTAGTAGCAATCATCATCGATGGCACATCTGGTAAGAAAAGTCTTAGTGCTTTGATTACTTTACTAAGAACACTAGCAATTCTTTCAACAGAAGGCCATGCTTTGACAATAGCTATTCCAGGGCCAGCACCTAATGTTTCTGGCCCTGTGAGAACGCTTGTAATAAATGATGCAGATACAATTCCAAGGTCATTGATTAAATCTAAGTATGTGTAATATTTAAAATCTGCAAAAACTGGAGTTTGTAATTTATCCCATATAGTGGATAACATGGCTGTCGATACTGCTATGCCTCCAGCATCTGTTGCAATTTTTGGTAGATAGCCGATGTTATCTTCAGCTACTTTTTTTTTGACTGATGTTACTGAACACTTGGGTACAGACATGCCGTTTTTAATTTGTGTACCAGTTTGTGTTTGCCCTGCACGACACACACTTGTTTTTGCTTTAGGCTTAACTATTTTTGATGCAGTAGGCTTCGAAGCCTTGATTGATGGCATTACAGCTTCACCAATGTGTTTGTCTATGTTGCGACTTCTACGTCCACCTTGTTTGCGTATTTTAGCCAATTCTGCAATGCCATGTTCAATTAAACGCATATTATCAGCTAGTTCTGGAAACTGACGAGCAATAGATTCCCATACGATTAATTCGTTACTATCAACACGGCTTGCTAAATCTTTTATTTGAGCACGAGCTCTCATAATACGATATTCAATGGTTCCAGGATTAAGTCCAGGCAAACCGACATCTGTTTGAATAGGATTTGCTGTATTTAATTTCCCCAACGGCATTTCATCAATAACTGTATCAATCATACCCGGCCCAACACCGCCGGTAAATCCCATACTATGTCCAGGAATTTCATTTTCATTTAATCCTGGGATAGGATGTAGTCCATGCGGCACATGTCCGTTCCAATGCTGTGTATTATGATGTTTAGAAGGCAAATCTCTAACTGCATTAGGTTCAGCTAGTTCGCAATGTTTTGTATGATGATGAAAAATTGTACTACCACAATCATAGCAAGGATAGTTGTCTAACGGACTTTCTTCTCTGCGATCTCGATTAAAATCAAACTCGTTTACAACTTTCTTTTTGCCCTTCATTGCGTTACTTAACAATGCAGTGCCTTTATCTTTCTTATTAAATTCTTTAGCAACTGATTGTTTGATGCCTACTTTCTTAGCAAACTCTGGATTGTGTGCTGCCGCTGCCATAGTACGTGCTTGTTTTTCAGTAGTACTTACTTCGTTGACTGTGCTTTCTTTAGGTACGCAGTTAGGAACCATCTTACGTCCCTTCTTTTTCATACCTACTTGCTTGTACTTGTCCCAACAGGCTTCGTCTAAACTTTCTTTCATCAAGACACGTTCAGCAATGATACTGGCATATTGATTGATTAGCTGACGCTTTTCAGTTTTTTCACTAGTTAATTCTTCTTCTACTTCTTTAAAATATTTACGGATAACACTATCGCGCCCAACAGGTTTATGTGTAGATTCTTCTTTTTGATAGTGTTGCATTGCCATCTGAACTGGCAAACTAACTTTGTGCGGATTAGCACCTTCGTTAAGAATACTAACATCGTTCTTTTTAACTATAGATAAAAATTTATCTAGACTATTTTCTTGTACTGGAGTTCCAACAGGCTGATTAATATCATTAATGCTAGGGCCTTGATAAGGTTTATCAGCACCACCTACTATTTGTGACATTTCTTCTGGACTTTTTTGTAATTCTTTAGGTAAACGTGCATTGGCCGCATTTATGTTTGCTTGTACAGTTTTACTAATATCTACACCTTGTACTAATGGTGTAAATGTAACAGGTAATGGTGCTATACCTGGCCCGAATGACATAGTTGGTGGTAATGTTGATTTGTTATACAAGCCAGAACTAAATCTAATATATTCAGATGCTTGCTCTTTAGGATCACCGTATTGCGGAGTTGATTGATTAATGTCTGCTTCGCTAACCACACGAAGAAACTTTGCCATGTCATTAGCACCTGCTACAGGCTTAGTAGCAACGCCATCCATCGCCTGTAGTATGCGCTTCATATCCATTGGAGTTTATCCCAATAGACGTTTTGTCAATGCACGGATTTGATCAACTTCGCGGTTTTCAACTAGTGCTGGCTTTTCATTACGATTCAACCGAGCCATTTGTTCTTGCATACGTGTAAGTTCAGAAGACTCGTTAACAGTTTCTTTCTTAGCACGTAGTTTAGCTAAGTCATCACCGTCAATTTTACCATTCTTGTTTACATCAATTTTTTCTTGATTGCCTGGCAAGTTTTTAGTTGCGGCTTTCTTTTCGGCCATATAAGCAACGGTTTCTTTCATGTTCTTCCACATAGCGGCTGCGGCAATCTTTTCGCCCTTTTCGCCACCGCCAGCTTTCTTAGCTAGCTTATCAAAACCTTTACCTGGTTTACCAATGTCGCCACCTGCTTTAGCTTTCTTAACTACAGCAGATTTTTTCTCTTTGCTTAGACCTGCGCTTGGTTTACCGCCTTCTGCTACACCTTCTTTAACGCCAAAGTCTTGTGGCATTCCGCACCACCCACGTATAGTTGTGCTTAATATATTACCTTGTTCATCAAAACGGAAATGTTTCTTATAAGGAGTTTTGCAACTGCTACAAGGAGTATTAGGGTCTACAGGATATCCTGGATGTCCATCTTCATTTAAACTTTTGTTATTCTTGCCGCCTTTTTCATCTTTACCAAGACGTCCAGCGATAACATCACCGCGTGTAATCTTATCATATGGTTTAGCATTGTTGGCTAGGTTACCGTCGCCTTTCTTTTTAGCTTCGTAAACACCTTGATCTGTAGACTCTTCTTTCTTGCCAAACTTCTCTCCGCCTTTCATACCCCAAGTGTTACCTGTATGCTTAGGTAATTTGATATCATTACCTTTTTCAGCTTTCTTAGTAGCAGAATCTTTAGCCTTGGCATGTGACTTAACACCTTTACCTGATTTGGCAATTGAATCTAACTCATCGCCGCCGTCATCGTAAGTCGATGATGGACGCTCGTGCTTTAAACCTTTTTCAGTTTTAGTTACTGTGTTACCTTTGTGGGTTTTAGTGGAGTCACCAGTCTTCTTTAAAGAATCAAAGTCTTCAGATACTTCTTCGTCATCTGGAATACCATTGTGATTCTTGTCTAGACGCTTACTAGCGGCATGGAATGCCTTGGCTTGTTTGTTGTATTTTTCAACTTTGGATTTAACATGATCGGGAATTGCTTTTGGCTCTTCATACATCATACCTGTTCCGCCACATTCTGAACAAGGACGTTCGCCACCACTTAGAATGCCTTCTTCTATTTTCTTTTCTTTAACTTTTTCAGCTTGGGTCTTTTTAAGATCTTTCATCTTATCTTTAGCTTCAGCTAATAATTCTTTGATCTTCATTTTTTGTCCTTCGCTTAATGTGTCGCTATTATCTAAATGATGAGCATACTCAGTAAACTTCATTTCATATTCTAAATAATGGTATACGCTGGCAATGTAGTCAGCGGCTTTGGTAATCTTAGCCTGTACCCAAGATTCTAATTGATCTTGATCACTTAGTTGTTGATACAATTTGTGTGAATAGTTGGCTAGTTTATATAAATCTGCTTTAGCCATTGCACCTTCACGATCGCTATCGCCGTGTGCTCCGATTGGATCAGATGATCCTAACTCTGGTTGGTATTCGGCTGAGGCGTCTGTTTGTGGTCTTGTGTTGTCTAAATCTGCTGGCATGAGTATACTCCGTTTTCTATATATATTTAGCGTCTTTTGATGATAGCGGCTTTCTTACCGGACGCTTTTTTCATACTTTCCATAGGTGCTCCGAACAGGCTTACATCATCTTGATCTAATGCATTAACACTTTTTACTGGCTTGCTATTAGCATTATTCGCATAATTTGGGTTTGCAACAGTAGCTATGTTAGCACTACTTGTAGCACCTACAGATGCTGATTCACCTAGCGGAACATGAACATAAACTATCGAATGTCCATGACGATTTTTACCATCGTCTTTTACTTTATCTTTACCGTATTTTTTTACAGCTTCTTCGTAACTTAGACTAGTCTGCTTCCAGCGTAGGCTTTTTGGATCTTCAATTTTGCCATTAATATGACTAGTTTCTTCTAATGATTTATGTACAGTAGCACCCTTAATTTTTTTAGCAACATTACTAGCATGGCCATGAGAACCAAATGTCTTCCATTTTTTACCGTTAATATGTACATCGTGCGGAACATCTATTTGGTGTTGACGATGTCTACGAGGATCGCCAGCACCAATTCTATCATGTGCCGCACTGTAATCCCATGAATCTTCGCCTTCATCGTTACCAGGAGCAAGGCTCATGCCGCTGTCATCGTAACCGTGTCTATTTTCCACTAGTTCTTTAGGACTAAATCCTGTTAAATCTTTAATATTCATCGTGTTCTTCCTCTAAAACCTGGACTGCCAGGGATGTATGCGGTTTCACCGCCCATAAACTTTGGCAAACTAAACCACAATTTAAACCATTCGTCTGTACCAGGTTGTATGTTTTGCTCTCGTTCTATAATCTTTTTCTCTGTACCAGTTATACTGATATTACTTCCGCTATAAGGTTGCAGTCCTGCATATTCAGTAATACCTGCTAACTTCTTAAGACGTGCTAAATCATCCATTATTTTAAACTAGCCCTTAACATCCAACTGTGTTTTTTATGTGCATCTTGACGATCGGCTAAGAAGTTACTTAATCCATGATCGCCGTTTTGTTCAGCCATGGAAAATGTAATTTTAAAAATTTCTGCCATTCTTTCACTGTCTGTTAATAATTCTTTCAGCATGTCGCTCCATTCTGGCACACGATTTTCATCTTGCACAGTAGTCAGCATACTGAATTTTTGTAAACTTGCTGGAGTATATACTTGTAGAGCACGAAGGTGTTCAGCAAATGTATCAATGCTACCATATACTTCTGTATAAATTCTTTCAAACAATTCATGTAACTGTCCAAATAATGGACCTTCAACATTCCAATGGAAATTATGTGCCTTTAGATAAAAACTAAATTCACTAGCAAACGCTGTTTTAAGTGCTAAATGATATTTCTCGTCCATGTTAAATTCCGTATTGATTTCGTTTAATCTTAGCTACTGGGCTAACTTTATTATTTTGTAAGGGTTCTTCGCTACCATGCGTACTGAGTTTTTCTGCTTTAAGACCTTGACGTTTGATATGTGTGTTTATAGTCGCATGTTCTTGCTCACTAAATGGTAATATCATACCAGTTTGGCCAAGCGCATCTACTCCAGGAATATTACGTTCACCGCCGGCAATGGCCATGCCTAATCTATATAAGTCGTAGGGATTTTCGTTAGGAATACCTATTGCACCTCGCATTACTAATTCGGCTTCTGGATTTAATTTATCTCTATGGCTACCGTATTCGTTAGCATCTTGTGTTCGGCTATGTGTATTATGAGCTTCTAATGGATCGTTAGGCACCCCAAACTTGCCGTGAGTAAAATGTTTAGCTTTATAAATTACAGCCTTACCGCCTTGTTCGGATAAAAATTCTTTAGCTCTCATATTAGATACCGTACTTATTACGTTTAGGTTTATTTACCGGACTCACTGTGCTTGTGTCTTTAGGTTCTCTACTTGGAGTATGCGGCCGAACTTGGTCATATTCTGTAGGTATAACTTTTTTAACTTGATTGATCATTTTATGTTCTATATCAGTAAATGGATGCAAAGTCCAAAACGGTCCCATCCAGCTTTCGTGATCTATGTCCAATTTGTTGTTGCCACCGTTAGCCATAGCTAATGCCATACCTGTACGGTACTGATGATAACTTGGATAGTAACCACCAGGATCTCGCTGTCGACTAAACCCTTGATGCACACTATCATGATGTGGATGCGGTCGTCCAGTACGTTCAACGATAAATTCTTTTGCTCTCATTATATACCGTACTTATTTTTCTTTCTTGTAGCTACCGGGCTGACAATATTTCCGCCTTCTGCTTCGTTACTATCACCGTCTGTAAGATGTGTAATAGCACCAGCACCAATAGATTTAGCCGCATCTTTTACTTTTTGCATGTCTGCATCTGTATAAGCAGTAATTAACGGATCACCACTCATAGCACCTGCACGGGGCATATTAGGATTAGCCATTGCCATACCAAACCGATATTGCATATACGGACTACCGTTAGCTTTATTCATGCTAATATTAGGAATACTCATAGCATTTTTAAGTGCTTGAATATGCACGTGATGTAATTTTTCGGAACCCTTACCAGCATAAGGAACATCGCCTTCTGCTAGATTTTTACGCATAAATTCTTGTGCTCTCATTTCTCTTAGTACCTTGTTAGCTTCTTTAATTAAGTTAAAGGCTTTTAAATTCTTTTTTGGTGTACTACTATTTACGTCTACTGTAGAATTCTGTTTTGTAATAATACCCACGCCTGCGGCGTCTTCTGCTGTGGCTTTTTCCTTCTTAGCACGTTTAACTTTTTCAGGGTGCTGTCCCAATGCTTCTGCTACAGTTTGAAAATATGTCTTACCTTGTACTGTTAGTTTAGGGTCAACTCCGGCTAATCTGTAAAATGTTTCTTCATCACCAGCTCTTGCGGCATTGCGTAGTTCTGTAGCACTAGTTACACGGGGACTTTCAACGTGGATAATTTTAGCAAAATTGTAATAACCATGATTGCCTTCTTTACCGTTGTAATCATTCAATAGCTTTCCACTCCAGGCCCAGTCAGTATGATCTGTAACATAAGCAATGGTAGCGCCTTCGCCCACTTTTTGGAATATTTTAGCCGCAAGTGTAACAACACTTTGCTCTCCAACAATATGACCTTTTACATGAGGATCAATAGCTGTCATCCAAGCAGATTTAACTGCAAACGGTAAAGGATCATTTGGACCAATAGTAGAAGGATTAGTACCTATGTACCAGTGTTGTCCAGCGTGAGCTACTGCTTCCCATACTCGAGCATGACCCTGATGTGCAGGATTAAAACGACCAAAACAAAATGCCGCAGTTGCTTTGTGTTTGTTTTCAAATAATTTACTTCCCCCTAACAAGGGTCCTTTACCGAGACTGGTTTTAGAAAGTTTATCTAAAGCGGCTTGTTCTTCTCTGTCTAAATCCGCCATTTGATCATTGTAACTTTTGCTTGCCGGTGTAGTATAAGTTTTCTTTCTATTAGCGGTTGCCTGGGCTTGTATTTGAGCAGTATCTTTATCCATTGCCGCAAGTTGTTGGTCAATTTTACTATTTGCAGACCCAGGCCCGGCTGGTAACTTTGATGGTATGATATTACCAAATTCTAATTCATTAAGCAGTTGTCTTAATCTCATTGTGGAGCTCCTATAGGCTTCTTACCAGGAGCCCAGCTAGTTGGAACAATTTTAATGTTTCCATATTTGTGCTGTGGTTGTGCATAACGCACATGTCCTTCACCGTGTGTATCCCATATTTCTTTACGTGGTTGCTGTTTAATTGCCGCATCCACAGTATCCTTCATATTGCGTATACCTTTGATTAGATAGAATATAGCGTCTAGTCCACCAGGATGTGCTTGTATCATATCAATGATGTGTTGTATCTTTTTAGGACTTTTGCCTTTCTTTTGCATCCATTCGATAAACGTATGACCGGAGATTGTACCAAAGTCTTGTTCAGCGTTAGCATGTTTATTACTCATGTCATTAAAGAACGGATAGAAAATTCCATTCTTATCAGGGTCGGGTAAACTGTTAAGGAAATTATCAATTGCGCCGCCGTGTGTATTAACATATTTGATCATAGCATCAACAGCAGACGTGTCTATGTCAGGTGCTGACTCTGTATAGATTGGACCCTGTACAATAAGTCCCGGAGTTTGATTAAACTCGTCAAAGTTATCTTTAGGAACTTGTTCCCTGTCACCAGCACCGAATGAAGGAAACTCCGCATGACCTACTACCATAACTTTTGATTGTGCAATACGCTGGCCTAATTCACTGGCGGCATCTACATGATAGCAAGTATTTGATAATGGATTAGGACAGAATGTCCACACGCCGTTAGCAAGTTTTTTGTTTAGTCCTGGATCGACACCGTATAGTGCATCCGCATAAACAAATCCTACAAAGTTTTTAGGAGTAGCGGCATCAAATAATGGATACAGGTTTGCAAAATTTTGTGCAAAGTTATTGCGTTTTTCTTGTTCTTCAGGACTCTTAACATTGCCACTTTGGTTAGCAATGAAATCGTAAACACCTTCAGGGCTGTCTGACTTTACACCTCGGCTCCATTGATTGTGTCCAGCTAGTATAAGTGGACCGTTTTTCTTTTCACGTCCCCAGTATACTTGTGGGTTACCATCCCACTTTTTTCTTACGGTAGTGTTGCCTGTTTTTTCACCAGCCATTTCTTTAAAATGATTAAGAGCTTCTAATGTTCCGCTAGCACCTTTAAAAAATACTAAATGTTCAGGATGATTAAACGGGCGGCCGTATTTGGCCATACTGTCATCTTCAACAGCTGGGTTTGCTTTAGCCTCAAAAAGAAATAATTCTCTAAGTAACACTATTAGTCCTTGTAAACACCATCTTCGATGTGCTTGAGAATATCTTCTTTTAATTTTTTACAAATATCTTCGCATGTTTGCTCATCGAGATGATTTGGTAATTCTCTTATAGGAAACTTTTTTAGGTATGTTTTATAGGATTCTTCTACTGCTGTTTTAAAAATATCTGATTTAGGAGTTTTCTTAGCATTGATACCTTCTACACATTTCATAATGTTGGGATATAAATGGCGACGATAAGCATGATCATCGTTATGCATAAAGTGTATTAAATCGTCTGCTAAATCAAAGTCAATTTCGCGTTTTTCAGCAGTATGCTTGATGAACGGCGTATCATCAAAGTTGCTGTTTTCTAATAGTTCTCGTATGCGCATTTTTAAGCCCGTTTTAATTGATCAGCAGAATACTCTGCGGTTAGAGTATTTATCGCTTTTGTAACGAGTTTATTTTTTAACAATACGCTCTATTTTGCTAATACACCCGCCGAGATGCATCTTAGCCATGAGTAAGTTATTATCGCCTGTAATATAAAAGTGTGTGCCGCCCCAGCTACGGGTCTTTGACAAGTCTCTAATGCAACTTTTTGTTAGTTTAACTTTAGCATTTGTTTCAGCCCAAGATACAAACGCTGAACATTCATTATTGGTTTTACCTAAGGTTATTCTAAAATCAAAGTCCATCTTAGGCATAATAATTGTATCTTCAGACAATGCGCTGTTAGCTGGCGGAATAGATACGTATTTTACACGATCTTTATCTAAATTTATTAATTTGTCTACGTTTTTCTTATTGCTTGTATATACACTGATCCACGGAGTTTCTACACGAATATCAATATCTGACATTGAGGAAAATGCAGTTTGTAATTTAAATGCATAATCTAAGTCTTCTTGATTCTTTATCATAGCATGTTTGTAAGAGTGCGCAGACGGTTTAGATAAATCTATTTTGTTTAGATTATCTAATAAAGCAGTCATATCGCCGTGTCTAAATAAACCTGCGCCAGGTACTACCAGTACAATCTTATACTGGTAGATTCCCCTGAATAATTTTCTAGTAGTCTTAAATTCCATCTGGTAATGTAACTAAACTAGGATTTGCATCTACACTTAACAATGGAACTTTTGGTTCTTTAGGTGTAGATAGCAGTACTAACTTATCTTCGTTTACTGTAATACTCAGCAAGCCGCCAGATTTCAAATCTCCAAACAACATTAACTTAGCTAACGGACGCTTGATTTCCTTGTCAATTACACGCTGTAATGGACGAGCACCCATCTTAAGATCAAAACCTTTAGCAATAAGCCAGTTAGTACTTTCCTTATCTAGTTTGATCTTAATGCCTTTTTCTTTAACTTGAGCACGTAGTTCGTCCATAAACTTAGTAATAATCTTGGTCATTGTTTCTTTACCAAGTTTATTAAAAGTCATAATGCCGTCTAAACGATTGCGGAATTCAGGAGTAAAGAACTTCTTTAAATCCTTATCACTGTAATCTTTATCTTGTGTACCAAAGCCAATAACGTTCTTTTCAGCATCGGCAGCACCAGCATTAGTTGTAAGAATCAAGATTAAATTGCGACAATCTGCACGTTTACCGTTTGAACCAGTAACAAATCCGTTATCCATCATTTGTAACAATACAGTTGTAACATCTGGATGTGACTTTTCTACTTCATCGAACAACAAAACAGCATTTGGATTTTCTTGAATTTGTGTAATCAACAATCCGGCATTCTCTTCGAATCCTACATAACCCGGAGGGCTACCAATTAGCTTAGAGATGCTATGCTTCTCTTGGTACTCTGACATGTCAAAGCGTAGTAGTTTGACACCCAAGTGCTTGGCCAGCGACTTGGCAGTTTCGGTCTTACCGCAACCAGTTGGCCCCATAAACACAAACGATCCAATAGGCTTGTTTTCGCTTTTTAATCCAGCTTGTGCAACCATAATCTTATCTACTACTTCTGTAATAGCAAGGTCTTGGCCGTAAACTTCTTTTTCAAGTTTACCTTGTAATGTACTTAGGTTGGCACTTTCTGTTTCTGCAACCTGTTCTTCAGGTAAGTTTACTAACTTACTAAGTTCAAATTGTACTTCACGTTCGCCGATAGTGCGATCTTCGGATAATTTCAAGTTGAATCGTGAACAAGCCAAATCAATTAAATCAATTGCTTTATCTGGTAATTTCTTATCCGACTGATACTTAACTGATAACTTAATAGAAGCATCAATTGCATCATCTCGAATCTTAACATTATGGAATCCTTCGTAATATTTCTTAATACCTTTAAGGATTTGCTTGGTCATCTCAATAGTAGGCTCGTCAACAGTGATGCGTTGGAAGCGACGCATTAAAGCACGATCTTTCTCAAAGTGCTTGCGGTATTCTTCCCAAGTAGTTGATGCAACTACCTTAATGTTTCCTTTGCTTAGAGCAGGTTTCATCATGTTGGCGAGATCATTTGCTGAATTGCCTGCCGAACCGGCACCGCTGATCATGTGTGCTTCGTCGATAAACAAGACAGTTTTACCTTTCTTGCTTAGGCCTTTAAGTACTTGTTTGAATCGTTCTTCAAAGTCACCGCGGTATTTACTACCAGCAAGCATAGCCGAAATATCTAAACTATAAACTTTATAGTCCTTAAGGAAATCTGGAACAGCACCTTTAACGATATTATAAGCAAGTCCTTCTGCTATAGCAGTCTTACCTACACCAGGATCCCCAACAAGGATTACATTGTTTTTACTACGACGACCTAGACTCAATGCAATATTTTCTAGTTCATCAATACGACCAATAACTGGGTCAATTTTATTTTTGGTTACTTGGTCATTCAAGTTAGTTGTATAAGCAGATAATGCTCTGTCACTATTTGTATCTGTAGGAGCTTCATCATCGCCTTCTTCTACAGTATTATTAATAAAGTCGTTAAACTTATCTTTATCAATATTAGCTTTTTGTATGTAGAACTGTGCCCAACTACGCTTTTCCCCGATCATTGCCAAGAAAATATCTGTAGGTTCGATACGCTGACGACCGTTGAATAAGACCTGTGTGAACGCACGATTAAGTACACGCTCAACTGCTTGTGTCTTTTTAGGCTTGACCACTACATCAGGTACTGTAATTTCACCGCATTTATTTTGCAAATAGTCGGTTAGATCGTTCTTCATGTCATCGGCGTTGGCTCCAAATCCTGTAACAGTACTTGCAAAGCCTTCTTCTAAGAGCATAGCAAACAATAAATGTTCTATTGTCAAATATTCGTGATGTAATTTTTTAGCAGTTTCGATTGCTCGCTCAAATACTGCTTGTAAGTTATCACTTGGTTCTACCATTACGTTTCCTTTGTTTTTTAATTGCCATTGCTAGCTTTAGTGTGCTAATATTGTCTGTAAAACATACACCGTTCAGATGATCTAGTTCGTGTAAGAAACATCTAGCATCGATGCCTGTAAGTGATATTTTACATTCTTTTCCAGTTTTGTCAAGGTATTCGGCTTCGATTGAACGAGGACGTTTAACATTTAACCAAAGGTCTGGGAAACTTAAACAGCCTTCTTCGCCATCTTGTTGCTCTTTGCTTGAGCTTATAACTCGAGGATTGAACATGGCAAAAGGCTCGGGATGATTTTCTATTTGTATTACAAATACACGTTTAAGTAAACCAACTTGATTACCAGCAAGTCCACGTCCGCGATGTGCCTGCATGATTTCTATCATCTCGCGTTCGATTGCTTCTGAATCAGTAGGTTGATTAAAATTCCACTCTTCAGCAGAAGATTTTAATACATTATCTGGTGCGAGTATTAATTTGAGCATCTAATTCTTTTAGTTTTGCTATTAAATCTGGGTCGGTTACGGATGGTGTACGAAGATTGATTACAGTAACAAATCTTCCTTTCATGCCATTATTTACATTAGGAAATCCTTGTCCGTGGCTAGCAAATTCTGTACCGTGCTCGATACCTGCACGTAATTCTAAATCAACTGTGCTTCCTGATATTGTTTGAATAGTTTTCCTACATCCTATCATTGCTTCAATAGGGCTAATGAAGATAGTTGTATATAAATCATCACCCTTACGACTAAATTTAGGATCTGGTTGTACCATGATAGTAACATTAAGATTACCACGAGGCATTCCATTTATACTATCGTCTCCAAGACCTTGATAGCGTATTGTGTCACCTTGTACAACACCAGGCGGAACATTAATGATAACATTTTGATCTCGGCCACTTGGTAGTTTGTAGTTTGCTTCTAATTGTTTGCCAGTATAACTATCTAAAAAACTAATAGTACATTGTATGTTTAAGTCTCGATTTCTACGCATAGCCTGCTGACGCATAGTACCAAATATATCTCCAAATGGATTACCTTGCGGAAAGCCCTGTCCGAACATATGACCAAAAGGATCAAATCCTTCGGTGGTAAATTGTACATGGGGTCCGTTGCCAAATCTGCGGCGATTATCGTATTCGGCTTTCTTTTGCGGGTCGCTTAAATTTTCATAAGCAACACTAATATCCTTGAATCTGGCTTGATCACCGCCTTTATCAGGATGGTGTTTATTAGCCAAGCTTCGGTATGCTTTTTTAATTTCATCTGGGCTAGCACCTTCGCTAACACCTAGTGTTTGGTAATAATCAGTCATAGTCATAAAAAAATCCAATTTAATATAGTAATTATACTATCTTAAACTGGACCTGTCAAGTTTTTGGTTTATTACTTTTTCTTTTTAGGTACCACAGTGTCTGGTTTAGTTCCAGATACTTGAGTGCCATCGGCTTTTTTATGATGTTTAACTTCTTTTTTAACAGCCGCCGGTTTTTTTGCTGGCTCTGCGTGTGCTACTTCAAAACATACAATGCTCCATATTACAATGTTTAATGCAATTAAAAACTTTTTCATAATATTTTCCTTATAGTGCTGGTTGATCGAAAGTTGGAATAACTTTCTTGCCGCTTGCGTTTACTGCTGGTGTTGATGATACTGGAGTTGGACTGACTGCTGTTGAAGGTGAGCTTCCAAACCCGCCTCCGCCAAAACCACCTGTTGTGGGTGCTGGCGTTGAACCAAAACCACCGGTGGATGAACCGAATCCTCCTGCCGCAGGTGCGCCAAATGTTGAGCCGCCGCCCATTGATGAACCGAATCCGCCATTACTTGCTCCTCCAAAGCCGCCGGTACTTCCGCCAAAGCCGCCGGTACTTCCGCCAAAGCCTCCACCCATGCCGCCTTGCATACCACCCATTCCTCCTGTTGGAACGCCTGACATATTAGTATTATTTGTCATAGTTTGACTAGTTGATGTTGGATTTGCGGCTGTACCTGCTAGTTTTTCTTGTGTACGACCAAATGCCGCAATACCTAATACAGCACCCATCGCAATGTGAAATAACCCAGCACCTTGTAAACTTAGTGGATTCCACTGAGTAATAGGCACATGATTAACACCTTGCCATAGTGCCCATAATACTGGGAATACAATCATATCGCAAAAACACACCAACATGTACATCCAGCCCATAGCTGGGCGCCATAGTTTTTGCATCCATTCTGCGTTGTCTTTTTCTTTTGCCATAGTTCGCTCCTTTTGGCTTAATAGTAGTATTTATTTTACGCTGTCAAATATCTTCTGTTGAGAATTATACCATTCTATCCAACTATCAACCTTGTCCTTACAGCTATAATATTGACCATAGTTATCCGCTATTACAGGCAATACATCGCTTAATTTGCTTGTATCGGGGATTTGATTTAAATCAGGACATGCTATTAACATATCTGCAGGAACATTTGGAAATTTCTCTGCTACATGGACGCCGGCCGCACAACCTGTAAGTAATAGTGCTATTACTAATATAAGATGTTTCATTTATTATCCTTTTTAAGAGGATTTTTTGCCGCATCGTTTAGATCTTTAATTGCTTCCGGAGCAACTTTACATTCTGCGTCTATGACTTGTGTATCTTTAACAATACGCTCTTTCACAGTAGTAATGTATTCTGTACGAACCTTAGCTTTCTTACTGCGTTCGTCTGCTAGTTTAGCATTAGCATCTGCACTAGCCGCTTCTGCTTTAGCCACTCTATCTTCTGCTTCTTTTATCTGTGCCTTCCATACTGCGGTAACACCATCACCCCCGCACATAAATGTACCACCTAAGCAAATAATTATACAAAAAATTCGAAAAGGTTCTTTATAAGTTAATAAAAACGGGACAAATACAAATATCAACCCCGAAAACATGTAACCTGCACCGCCTACACATGCAATAGTTAACCATACCCAAAAAGGTATTAAACCAACAATGTGTAATATTAGCCAGCTGAACATAATTAACCTTGTAGTATTTGGTGTGCTTGTGCAGTATGTTGTTGACGTTCAGCCAATCCTAATGTTCCACCGTTAACTTTTTTAGTAATCCCTAAAACATCACCTCTGTCGGCTAGAGCATTTAAGTTATTGTTTTCCCAGAACCAGCAAGCTGATTGTACAGCACCTTCAAATGTTCCTAAAAATTCTGGAACTTGATCTACTGGAGTATCAATACTTTCAGCAAATGCCGCATAATTAGCCTTGCCTGTAATTTGGATTAATCCACGACCACAATAATTCCAACCATCGCCACTGGCTTCGTCACCGTTGCCCATACGTCCTGCGTATGCTCTGTTGGCAATTTTTTCTGGTTGATGAGCATATTGATTTGCCACATCCATATTAGGAAAATGACTAGGCCAAATTTTAACTAATGTTTCTGGACGATAATTAAGATTTTCTATAAGTGCCTTGTATCCAGCACTTTCTACCATAGTCTGCCCTAAAAAACATGCTACACGCTCTGGTGTATTAATATCATAATCAGGCAAAATTTTGCACAATGCCTCGTGCCAGTGTTCGCTATATGGATTATTTTGCAGTATTGCTGTACATTTCTCTTGAGAGAAATCAAATGTAAAATCTGTCATTATGCTTTCCTTTTAAGTGCAACGGCCCAGCCGTTATTTTCGAATATAAATGCATCGCCAATTTTATTAATATTATAGTTACCAATAACTTTAGTTAAAAACATAACCTCAGCCATGTGTTGACTTTCTAAAATTATAGGGCCTTTAATGTTGTTGTATATTTCTTCTTTAGTACCACTTGATATAATATCAAATGCTACAGTACCGCTGTATGTTCTATTAAATGTAATGCTTTCATCTAGTACAATAATATCATCAGCATAACTGCGACTAAAAAATTCACTGAAATTATTCAGCGGATGACGTGTAGCGGCAATTTCGTATGCGGCTTTATCGGTTGGAATAGCGGCCGCTAGATTTTCTTCAGTAGCTTCTTCGCTTTTAAAATTTTTAAAATATCGAAAACGCATAGTTTCTAAACCAGATAATTTTTTAATACCTTCAATGATTTCAAAAATTTGTTCTGGTAAATGTCTTGTGCGTTCGATTTCTACAAAAACTTTATAGTGTCCGTCATCAGTTTCACCGGGTGTTACATCTGCATCTAATACAAAGTTGTAACCCATTTCGATAAAGTTTTCTAAATCCTTTGCAGGATCTTGTGTGTCTACAATGAATGTTAATACACATACTTCTTCATCGTCGCCCATTTTACTTTTGTGACTATCAATTTCAAATGTTTTCTTAATTAAATTTCTAAGATCGCTAGCACGTAGACTTTCATTTATCATACTGGTGCTCCGCCTGCTGGTGCTCCGCCTGCCGGAGCCGCTGGAGCTGGTCCTGCTGGTGTAGGTGCCGCTGGAGCCGCTGGAGCTGGTGCCCCTGCTGGATTAGTACCACTAGTCGGGCCTGGTTCTACTTCCTTGTCCTCGTTTTTCATCTTGTCCATGTAACCTTTGTAGACATCAAATGCAATTTGTTTAGGCATTGCAATTTCTACAATCCATATAGGTTTGCGGTCCATTAGTCCTTTCTTGCTATTAGGACGAATGTCTTCTGGTGTACGAATCTTGCGTGGCTCGAGCAAATGGCTCTTTTGATAGCTAACTTTACATCCTAGTTCTGTTAATCGCTTGGCAGCCACAGGGTTTGGCATTTTATCTTTGTCCCACATGAATCCTGCTGTGATCCAGTGACGATCAACTTTAGGCCCATAGGCTAGTTCGCCATCTTCCCAGTTTTCATATACATACATATCCATTTCGTCAAGAACTCGTTCAAAGTCCTTTAATACAGCTAGACTGCTGTTATTTTCGTATAGATCCTGTATGTTTTGAATAACGTCTAAAATATCGTGGTGCATGTGTAGTCCTAGGTGATCTTATACTTATTTAGCTGGTTTGAAATCATAACATAACAGTTTATATTTCTAAGTATTCGTTAAATAATAGTGTAGGACCTCTGTAGTTATCAGGGCGGTCGCTACAAGTCTTACTTTTTTATAAGAGTAGGAGCAACTAGATGAGTAAACAACGAGTGAAAAAGCGTTTTACATCAGAAGTTAATATCATTGATTTTCAGCCGTATCTTCCGGCAAAAAAGCAACGTGTAACAATTCAGGCACGTAATGCTAATCAGAAACTATATCTCAGTAAATTGTATGCGGAGCAAACTAGCATAGTACTTGCTATTGGCCCAGCCGGTACAGGTAAAACTATGTTGGCCGTACAACATGGGATTAAAATGTTTCAGGAAGGAAAAGTTGACAAGATCGTGGTAACAAGACCCGCCGTCTCTGTGGACGAGGATCTAGGATTTTTACCAGGTACATTAAATGAAAAAATGGCGCCATGGACAAGACCTATATTCGACGTTCTTGGAGAATATTACCAACAAAAAGAAATAGCACACATGTTAGAGGAAGGAACTATCGAAATAAGCCCATTGGCCTACATGCGAGGCCGCACATTCAAAAATGCATACATCGTTGCAGATGAGATGCAAAACGCTACAGTAAATCAAATGAAAATGTTACTAACTCGCTTAGGCGAAGGAAGTAAAATGGTAGTTACAGGAGATTTAGCTCAGGCAGACCGAGTGAGCGATAACGGTTTAATAAACTTTTGCAACCTACTCTCGGAAAAACAAGGACTTCATCATATCGATATTGTTAGATTTGATGCCAAGGACATCGAACGCCATAATGCCGTGAAGGAGGTGCTTGCGGTTTATGGAGAATAAAATAGCTGTGCTATTTTAGATAGTCAACAAAAAAGGGCCTTGATGGCCCTTTTTTATTTAAGTCCTAATTCTTTACGAATTTTTGTAGCACTAATATCTGTTACGCTTTCGTCAAATAATTCCTCGCCCGATGTGTATCCAACACCACGACCCCAGCCTATATGTATAATGTTAGGAACAATCTGAATTTCATATTGTCCTTGATATAATGGATCTAAATCTCGGCGAATAAAATTTTTAACCTTTTCTACTTCAAAAGGATTGCTACCTTGCCACCCTTGTACATCGCGTACTTGAATAATAACTTGTCCGGTACGTGCTAGTAATCTTTCAAATAATGCACGGTGTCCATCATGCCACGGTTGCCACCGTCCTAGCATCTGTACAGTTTCTTTCTTCCAATCAAATACAGGACGTCTACGATTATCTAGAATATGCTCTGCAATGAAGTCCGCCCATTTTTCTGCATCTTGCTCTGTTATACGGAAATCATAGACTTCAGGTTCCTGGAACATAGCGTTGGTGTCTGCATATCTACCTTCACGGATAGTATCTACCCAAATAGTCCAATCTGCTTTAAAGTTATTACGCATCTCTACTAGCGGTGCAACAAAGTCGCAAATAACAAATTTTGCATGACTATCATCAGCTAGGTTGCGCATACGATGGCTTTGACGAATACGACCTTCGTGGCTAAAATCCCAATCATTGTATTGTTTACGAACATCATCGGCATTGAACCACATAGCATCTATTTTGTCTGCCAGCAACTTTGCTAATGTAGTTTTACCAGATCCTGGCAATCCCATGATTAAAATACGTTGTGTCATAAATGATCCTTTATTTTACTTTTTATTTCTTCATAATTTGCAGGTTGGGGTGTTTTAAATATAGTCGGGTCCGTTAATCGGTCAAAGTCTTCATACCATAAGTCCAAATCTATCTTAGCAGGTATATTATCAACACTATGGTTTCGTACCTTAATAATTTCAATACATTGTCGTATGTCATTATCATCAATTGGCACTGTTTCTTTTAAAAACTTTTCAACTAATTCAGGAGGGTTAGTATGTACATTATACATCCACATATCTCTGCTACGTGCAATATAATTACTTGTAACTTGATCCAGCAAACTACGCCTACGTATCCTAATTTTAAAACTATTAAATTGTAAATCATCGGCAATGTGCGGATACTGATTTCGTATGCCTTGTATCACACCTGAGTTGAATACATCATATGCCATTGTTTTTACAATATATGTTTTGTTCCTATGTGCATATTTGATGAATTCAGTAGGATCGACGTCTCTGCCGAGAGGCTCATTAAAATATTGTAGTTGTTTGAATTTCTTAGATAGTATTTCTCCAATAATACTACAACCAGTGCGTGGACTGGCATAGATAACAATCGGAAATTTAGAGATGTCTAAATTGGTTAAATCAAACATTCAAATGGCTCAAACGAATCAACGTCGCGGCCAGATTAATTTCGGGATCACTTACTAGCGTGTGATCTACTAGCCCTTGCTTGATAAGAAGGATAGCATTATCTTGTACTTTGCCTTCTCCAAAGATAGATACATTATCATATAGCCAGCGATAAATTTCTTCTATTTCTTCTGGTCTAGCTTGTCCACAAACAAGTTTACGAGCTTCGGTAATTTTGCCGGCTTTAAATAATTGCACCATCTCTATTTTGTAATCTGCTTGTCCGGTATCTCCGCGCTCCGGACTATGCAATTTACCATCGAGACTATTCATTTGTACTGTATTAATGCATTTACGCAAGTCAGGGTATGTTGCTTTAACAAATGTATCTAACGTATCTAGTTCAAATTCAACAGCTTCTGTGATTAAAATCTCTGCCATACGAGCAGTAAATTCTGTAATGTCTACACGTTCAATATGGAATCCCTGGCAACGACTATGTAGTGCAGGTATGATACGATTAGGATAATTACAAGTGAGAATAAATCGAGCAGTGGTATGATATTCTTCCATAACTCCGCGAAGTGCCGCTTGTGCGTTAGGGCTTAGATAGTCCGATTCGTCTAGCAATACTACTTTGAAATCGCCAAACGGAATCATTTGCACAAAATTTACAATTTTATCTCTAACATCTTCCACAGAGTTTGTACGACTAGCATTAATTTCTAATACATCTAAGTCATTAATATCCAACTCATTAAACAAAATTTTAGCTAGAGTTGTTTTACCAATACCTGCATTACCGCTAAACAATAAGTGCGGAATACTTTTTTGCTTAATCCAATTTTCTACTTGTTCTTTTTGATGAGAATCTCTAAAAACATATCCATCGATAGTTTTAGGACGATATTTTTCAACCCATAATTCTTTCATATGATTCCTTAGTTTTGTATAGTATACAGGTGGAAACAGGACTAGTCAATAGTCCTGTTGCTCGATTAGAACTTATTGTTCGAATGATGGTCTGGCAAATGTTCCAGGATCAAATGTCTGGTGCTCTACTTTACTGTGGCTACCAAATGTGTTATCGCCGGGATTTTCGTCGGTGACCATTAAGATACCTTTTATATCTGCACGACGGATAACGATCTCGTTACCATCTTCGTCTACAACAGTAACACCGCGAGTCCAACGGCCATGTTCTAATAAAATCCATTCGCCGACTTTGACATCTTGTTGTTTTGGCCCGACCGCCCAAACTCTTCCCCAACGATGCCTAACACCTTCGCTTTTGCCGTCATCGCTTGGCAATACAATGCCTCCGGCAGATACTCGGACATCAAAATTCATATCCGTTACTAGTACATTGTCACGGATTGGTATAATTTTGCCAGTTACTACATTCATTCTTTACCCTCTGGATCCATACTACTAACATCTTTCTTAGCAGGTAGTGCTAAAGATTCTTGTATTTGATCTGGAACTCCAGCAGTATTAGCTTGTAGTTCTTCACGCTTTTGAATGATCTGTCCACCAGGACCGATTTTATCACCTCGGGCATTGACCTTCATATTACCTACTGCTAGGGTCATTTCATTTTTGTTGACTAATTTATTTAAATCAACTTCTTTACCGCGGGCGGTGCGATAAACTTGTCTTTGTTGTTCTTTCATTGCCATATTAATCTCCTCGATTATAATACTACTTATCTCAGGAATTCCTGCCAGTCTAAATTATATTTGACAGAATCCACTTGGTGTACTCCTAGTAAAAATAGCACAAAACTGGCTACACTGGACCCACGTCCTAAACCCCAAACTATATTATTTTCATTACAAGTATCTACAAAATGTTTACACCATTGTAGTAAGGGAATCATTCCACGAGCTTCAAATGCATCTATTTCAGCCTCTACCCGAGCAATTTGCTCTGGAGTTGTACATCTTGCCAAACACCATTCTTCTACATCAAAGTCTTTGTACTCTGCAGGCATGAACCAGTCGCTTTGAAGCGCAGAGTCAAAATCTTCGATATCTATTTGATCTAATTGTTCGTTAAATTTCTGGAATGTAAATCCAGCAGTTTGCTCCAACTGCTCAATATCTTCAGTATAGTCTACTGTGATGTCTTTGAGGTTGGTTAATTTTCCTTGATAAAGGATTTTGAATATATCTAACGAATTAAAAATAGGATTACCGAATCGATCTAGGCGCATAGCCTATAGTTTAGTTGACTTTAACTAATTTGTCAAGGTTTTTATTGTCCATTAATTTCTTCAAAGCCGCATTTCTTCGATTGGACAATTCTTCTTTGTAGCTGTCTAGTAACCCTGCAATCTGATCTCTTACTAGAAAATTACTAGTCATAAAGTATTTTTTGGATAAGTCGCCGATTTTTAGTTCAAGCTCGGCGTCCTTGATTTGACTCAAATCACCTGCTAGCGGATGCATTAATATTCACCTATGTTTTTAAGATATACAGTAGCACCTGCATTTACAGTCCATGCTTCGATAACTTCAATTTTTCCATTAGCTACTGATACAGTTGGAGGAGTTGTTCCGCCCGACCAACCAGTTGCAGTTCTGAATGTTCCGCCACCCGATGTTGCTAGCGTAGTAGTGTATGTACTAATTCCTCCTACTAACAAAATTTTAACAACCGCGTATTGATTATTAGCAGGCCAATTGGTAAATGTTAGTACAGCATTGCCTCCAAGTGTAACTTGTTGGATAGGACCATTATTTAAATCAATGTTTGTGCTGGCCGCAACAGTTCCATTATTAAAGAATTTACCGTTAAATTGATAATAAATTCCGTTATGTAGCGTAGTACTTAACAAGTCGGTAGTACCAGAAAATGTGTCATCATTTCCAAAACTAGCAACTCTTATAGCATTAGCCTGTAGAGTAGTAATTTCTGTTTGTGCAGATGCCAGTGCGGATTGGATAGCTGTGAAATTATCACGGAATCCTTGGCTGTCGTTATCTTGCCCTGCTACCGGGTAAGTTGTACTAATTGTAGAGGGGTTTATCAAACTTGTCATACTGTTATCCTATCGTTTTTGAATACTAGGTATTTATCGCCTAGATATCCGGTTACACTGTCTATTATGAATCTATCTACTGTATAGTCTAGGGCTTTAAAATCAAACCCACTAAATTTAATATTCAGTAAAATAGTATCGGCTGTTCCTGGTTTACAAAAGCACAGCGGTACACTTAATATATACCCTAATTGTTCTTTATTTCCTTTTGGAATACTACGCATCCAAAGGGGTAGATAATTGCGTTCTGTTATTCCTACAGCGTTTAATCTATCTTGCCAATTAGATATACTATTGGGAAAATATGTATCCGGATTAGGATTACTAGCTTCGTAGCCAGTACTATCTACAGTGATTTGAGGTAAATCTCTATGGCTATCTGGAGCATCAATAGTTAAGTTAGCAGAATCTACTGTCCAATAATTTACACTATTGTCTACAGTAATTGTATCAGATTCTGTTCCTGGAGTGTATACAATTTTTTGTGGGCGGCGTTTGCCGTTAGATTCGGTAGGATCTATCATTTGAATGTATATAACTTCATAAACAGTGGCGCCGCTAATTGGATCTACAGCTAATGCTTTCTTTATACTGCCAAACTGGAAACGTTTCTTTTTATGATTTAGTCCCATTGCTCCTATATAGGCTGCCGCTGACTGTGTTTGGATTCCTGCATAGACTAACATTTTTAAATCAGATTGTAATCCAAAGTTTGGATCATTAGTTCTATAGATACTGGTACTTGGAAAGATGCTACTATTATTAATAAATGATTTCCACAGATCTCTTTGATCCGATTTTAAATATGGACGAGTTATTATATTACTGTATGCTACCGCATTTGGTGTATTAACAGTAATACTAAATTCTTGGGTAAGCGCACTGTAATTGTATTGATCTCTTGCTAGTACTGTAAATTTAAACACACGATCTATGCTAGTTGTGTTTACATCAAAAGTTACTCTTCCGCCGTCGAATGTTGTTAACCCTGGATTGCCAGTGGCAGGATCAAAGTACTGGCGAGTAGTACCAATAATTTCTCCGTCTAGATTTAAAGTCAATCCGGGTGGCAATCTTCCTGACTGCAATTGATATAACATTACTGCATCTGGCACAGTAGTCGTTGCACTAATAGATAACGTACTAATATAGTTTGCAGGAATAGTTCCTAAATTGCCAGGAGTATTCCAGGAGATAACACTATCGACATCTCCTACAACAGACATAGTAAATGTTCTACTAGAGTTTAGATACTCTTTAACATTGTCGCCTAATCTTGTAGCAGTGATTGTAAAGGTATAGTTGGTTGTAACTGCTGGCTGGTAAGGTAACTGCCCATATACATCTCCAGTTCCAGCATCAAAACTCAATCCTTCTGGCAATTGACTTAACGACCCAATATAGAATGGAATACCATTAGGTATTGGCAGTTGCAATACTTTGTTTAATGTTAGTCTGTATCTACTATTAACTAGTGTTTCTACGCCAACAATTTCATATATTAATTCAGTAGCGCCGTCTACGTAGTTGTCAAAGGTAAAGTATTGACCAACAGCCAATGTACCTTTTACATTGCCAACTGTAACTTGATTACCACCGCATAACAATGTAGTTGCATAACTTGTTCCTAATGCACCTTTAGAAAGTGTGATTGTCGATATTGTTTTAGCAACAATAGTAGTGCCTGATGCAATATTTGTACCACTTACTAGTTGTCCAACAACTAAAGAGTTTGCATTTGAAACATTAGATACTGTTGTACTATTAGCAACGAGATCTCCGCTAAAAGCTAACCCTGTAAAGTTATCAGTATTGTTAACTTGATATGTTACAGCATATACTTCTTCATTAGTTGTTTCTAATCTAAATAGTACATCCAGTGTGTCATATAGTGCAACTGGAATAGTTAGATAATTATTAGCTCTAAATGTTCCTAAATGACTGTTTGTAATCCATACAGGAGCTCGTAAATAAGTAGCATCGCTACTAAATCCATCTGCCACTCCATTAAAGCTAGTGTTGTCAGCACGGAATTGATCAGTACCTACTACAAATATTTTAAATATTCTTTGTGCATAGTTTACACCATCAGTCAATGTAACTCTAAACTGATAGTTTACATTGAGTGTAGTCGGCGGTGCCTGTGTACGGTTAAAGTCAAAGAATACATCATCGTACTGATAGCTGTCGTAACCGTCAGTAGGAGTCTTACCAAAGTCAAATGCTACCGCATCGTAATATGCATCATCATATGTACCGTTGCCGTCTTTAGGTGTAATTTTAACAGTAGGCTGAATAAATCCGCTTAACAATCCGTCAGGACTTAATGTAATACCGGCAGGTAACGCACCATCTTCGCTAGCGATAAAATAAGTCAATTTTTGTCCGACTGCGGTGTTTAGATCAAAAGACTCGATTTGGTAGCTGACATAAGTTTGATCTAATACATATAATTGTTGTCCAGGCCCAATTGGTAAGTAGCCCTCTCCAGTAACAAAGTTTGGAAAATTTTGTCCAGAAACTGTGATAAAAAATGCTCTGTCGCTAACACTAGATCCTTGGTTAGCACGTATACAAAAATTATAAGTTGTATTATTAGATACAATATAAGGATTACCTTGAATCCTTGGCCCATGAAGATGTAATCCTGGCGGCAATTCTCCACTAATAACTTGCAATCCTAAATTAAATGTATCGGCATACAGACCAGCAGTTCTTGCGGTTACACTATTAACATTGCCTGCTAATAAATCTGCACGTTCGACAGCAACAAACGCATCGGCTTGCATGTGAACAGTATCGGTATTACGCAAAATTATATCTGATAATGTACTAGATCTTAGCCATGCTAGATCAGTAGGAGCCCACGGTAAATTTTCAAACCATTGTTGATCACCGTCTCTCACATTTAACATTTGGTTTACAATGATTTTCTGGAAAGTAGTGCCGACCATTGCTCCTACAGCTGGATCTTCTGCTAAACCACCTACCCACAGGTCGATGTTGTTTACATCTGTATAGGCAGTTTGAAGTGCAGTAACTACAGAACCGTCAGATGATATTTGCGCAAACGTTGTATAAGGTGTTAGGCCTAGTACTGTACGCATTTGATTTAAACTTGGTAAACCAAGATCACGACCGCGTTGTATATTTGTAGCGGCCAAATCCATTGCGGCAGGCGGATCATTCAACAAGTTTCGTAAATCATCGATAATATGTATGTCTAACTTGTTTGATGTATCGCTAGCTAGTTTACGTAAGAAACCATCAGCACCGCCATTACGTTCAAACTGTGCAGGTGTTAAGAAAAATGCCTGTGCAAGTGTTAAAGACTCGGTTATATTTCCTGCCTCGTCAACTCTGTCTTGTGCATCGGATACAATACTATGACCAAAACGCATAGCGGCAGCGGCAAATTCTACAGTTATAGTTCCATCGACGCCAGGTTTAAATCCTGTGTATGCTGGAATATTATCTGCACCAACAACCTTTGGTAACCATTCTTTAAAAGTTATATTTTGAACTTCTGCAATGACAATACTACGAGCACGTTGATATAATTGCTCACCAGTCCAGTCTGGATGTAATGTTTTTAACTTGGCTACATGCCAGTTATGTTCTCTAATGAATAATGTTTGTACCGATGTTAAGTCTGGATTTTCAGCACCACGCGGATCGCCAAAAATGAATTGTCCTGTTACCGGATCGATAGGACCATACTGCCCGTTGCTAGTAGTTAATAATTTACCTGTAGTGGCAATCTGTCCACCTTCGCGCAAGTTAACTGGATTTTGAAAAGGTGTTGGCCCTTGTGGAACTCCCGGTGGATATGCAACTCCATACACCACACTAGCATCGATCCATCCGGTAACATCGTTCATAGGTAATGCAGGATGTTGTGCATCGGTTCCAGTATTCGGTGCAACTGCACTTCTTGTAACCGGTATGTGACTACCGGGAGTTAGTTCAGTATCGCCTGCCGGAACTATAACATCAATATTACCTGTGCCAGATCTTGCAAACTCTAAGTCATGTGTTAAGAATTGGCCAAACGCATACATGAATCCACTGTAGCCGTTCGGGTCTGCTTGATTGCCATGAAAAACTGGATCTTTAACAACCAAGTTACTCACTGTTCTTGCATTAGGTAAATCAGAACGCATCTGATGTATACCATCAACATAGCTGTTTACACTTGCTCGAGCAAATGGAGCACCTGCACTATTTCTTAAAGGTGCGGTAGGATGATGACCAGATCCGTCAAAACTTGGAGGAGGTACGCCGTTAAACGCCGCCGCACTTGCTAGCGGTAAAGGTATGTCTACTGGTAGTTCCTGGGGAAATGTTCCAAGTGAAATACCAGATTGCTGTGTCCAGACATTTAACGCCATTGCTCATGTCCTAAAAAGTTAATTACTGTAATCTGTACCATGTAGTGCCAGTAGCTCTATATACATAGGTAAATGTTGTTGGTGCAGTTACGCTTCCGGCAAATGTTCCTGATAATGTTGGGCCAGCAGTTAATGCCAATGTTACTGTGTTTGTATGTACAGCAAATTGACAAATTTGCCCATCAACTGGTGCCGACGGGAATGTCAATGTTGCAGTTAATGATCCAGCAGTTACTAACAATATATTAGTACTACTAGTTGTACTTAATACATACGTTGTTGATGAACTTACAGTTATATAATTTGGAACACTAATTTTTAAACCAGAATGTGTCAAACTTCCGCTAACCGACATACTACCATTGTGTGTTAATAATTGTGTATGATCGATAGTAGTAGCTAATGTAGATACACCTGAACTATTGGTTGTAGAAAATTTAATTTGTCCCGGAACAAATGTAGCACCTGGAGCGGTACTTGTAACAATTTGAATAATTGCCGCAGTTGCCGCAGTAGATCCGTTATAATATCCGCGACCCACAAGACTCATTAATACATCTTGAGATTGTACAGCAGAAGGTGTTGCATAAGTTCCTCTTGCCTTATTAAAACTTATAGTTGGGCCGCTGGCATCTGAATAAAAATTGTCAAAACGCCCAACCGGTGCACCTGTACTAAGAGCAGTTTGTCTAACAATTAAACGTCCCGAACCACCCTCTGTTGTAGTACTTGGCCCAAAAAATATCTGTCCGTCATTACCAAAACGAGCCACTGGTTGGTCGTTACCTGCCGCATCGCCTATGAAAAACATCAAATTACCTGGCACAATACCAGCTGTAGGAGTTCCTACTACTAGTGTATTAATATATGCAGAATTTTGGAAAGCAGAACCATCGTAACCTTGCCAAGTAAGACTATGAATAACATCACCAGTAGCTAGTGCTGTTGGAGTTATGTTAGTGCCTCTGCCTTTTCTGAACAATATACTATTTGCACCGCTAGCAACGTTGTTATAACTATCTAATATAACTACACCACGACCAGAGTTGTTAGCAGTGACCTGTATGGTACCGTTGATATTTTGTAATAAGTTTGTAGTTTCATTCCAAGTAATATTTGCACTTGCACTTAAGGCAGTTCCGTTCGCCGCATAATAGGCCAAACTGTTTGTTGTACCTGAATTGATTACCGAGCTACTAACTGGAACAGATGCTGTAATTCTATTATTAGCATCATCATATGTAAATGTAATATTAGTATTATAAGCGTTACCCGCAACAAATGCCGCTGCCACTGCATCCTGAGCACGTTCTGTTGTAAAGTACAAGTTAGTTGGACTACCACTTGCTTCTGCAATGTTATCAGCAGTAAGTACAACCGCACCAGTTTGTGTGTTTACTGAGCTAACAAGGCTAACAGGATTACCACCAGCAGTGGTACCGTCACCTATATAAACTTTTTTAGTATCGGTAGTATAAATTATTTCGCCAACACCCGGTGTTATTGCTGTTCTAGCTGTACCGTCTAAACCTCTTCTTAATTGTAATGCCATTATATTTCTCCTACCTTAAAAGGTACCTAAGTCGAATCCGTTTGCGGCAGGATTTGAAAATGTTCCCTGGTCGCCAAATGTTGTAGCCAGTAACGTGTTTAACTGGTTTTGTAATGCTCGCATATCTATGCCCCATACTGTAGCTTGTACATCTCCAGTACCAGTTATATTATGACTGTTTAAATTTAAATTGCTACCCAGTGTTGCATTAGTATCTGACGATAATGTATATCCAGCAATATTAACCGATGTTGCCGTTGAAGTAACAGTTATACCATTACTACCGGTAATTGATTTAAATTGCAATATACCTGCTGTATCTGCTACAAAAACACCCTGCCCACTACCTAAGTTAGTACCATTTATGTTGGTAATTTGACTATACAAATCTGTAAAATTTGAATTAGTTTTAGTAAATGCGGTACGGAGATCGTCCCCTGTACCGTCATTTGCATAGCTACCTAGGTTAATTGTTAGTTGAGTCATTTTATCGTGTTCCTATTAGTATTTACCAACTTTTCGTTACGCTCTTCCAACAGCTACTTGAATTATGCCAGCTTCGCCGTAGTCCTTGTCTTCTAGGGCTTTTCCAACAATACTGCCCAATGTTGGAGTTAATGCTTTAACAGCATAGCCAGGAGTGGCACTAGTTGTCAACATATCGCCTTTCTTAACACGACCGACAACCTTACAACTTACTCGTCCTGCAAGTGCAATCAAGTTCTTCTCGCCTGGACATGCATCATACATGATGTAAGCCGCATTGTCAGAAACAATACCAGCTAGTCTTGTATCATTCATTGTGTCAGTAGTAGTAACTTCTTTATCACCGCCAAACACTAAGACAGTACCAATTTCATAAGTCTTGTCGCCTTCATAGTATTCTGCTAAGTCAGCGGCATAGGTAGCTGTAATAGTTGCATTAGTACCCAAACTCCAAGCTCCGTTGATTGTGCCAGAACCGTAAGTTCCAGGACCGTTACCATTTAATGTAGCAGTGTTAACTGCACCACTAAAGTGTCCAGAGCCGTCGTCTGAGTTTAAGAATATACTAGCAGTACCGTTAGATGCCACATACAATCCCCACTTGCTATTAGAAACACCACCAGGATTTTTAATAGCACCGCCTGCTCCGCTATATCCAAAACCAACACCGTACATAGTACCTAGGTCAGTGCTACCTGGAGCATAAGTTCCACCAATGCTATAAATTACACCTGAAGTACTTGTAGTTTCTACACTAGGATAGTTACCGTCTAAGTAACCTAGGCCTGCGGCAGTGCGGCGTATCTTACCGTTATGCGACCAGTTACCAGTTATAGTACCAGCGGTAGTTGCACTACCCGATGTAATGTTAGTAGTTTGTAGTGTACCGTTGTTGAAACTGAATACAGCATTTGCACCTAATGCCCATGAACCATATAACGAACCAACAATACTTGTATCTGTAGTAGTAGCACCAGACTGAATACTGACACTTTGTATAGTTGCATTTAACAATCCATTAACAGTTGTAGTTGCACTACCAGCCACATCAACTGTTGACAAGAAATTAAATGCACCTGGTGTATAGAAGTTTAATGTACTACCAGTAGAATCAATGGTCTTACTACCATTAACTTTTAATTGCGTTGTAGTAATTTCACCGTTGGTACCAGTTTTAACAATCTTACTTCCAGAGCCAGTTGTTGTAATTCCTAATAATCCATAAGTGTTGTTGCTAGTATTACTATTGTCGTATTTTGCTAACATGACACTAGCCGCCGCATCGGTAGTTACGCTATTGGCAGCTCCAAACAAAACGTTCTTTATACCGTCACCATCTGTAACTACGTTAGCTGGAGTAATTAACGATGGCACTGCTGGAACACCGCTACGGTTACCTAACAAGTAACCAGTGGCCATTTGACGTAGTTTACTTAATGCAATACCGGTAGTTGAGCTAGTAGAGTCTAATAAATCTACCCAACCTGTTCCACTTACGTTAAACACATTATTGTTGAATACACTTAGACCCAAGTCTGCCTGTACAATAGCACCTGCTAGACCTGAACCGCTGGTGTTAGTTGCTAATCCTTTAGCAACGTTCATTGCTAACTTGCTTTGAACAATAGCCGCACTGGCATTAACCATGCTGTCAACAATCACACTTCCTTGAATTGTAGTTACTAGTGTACCTGGAGTACCGTGTGTAAATGTGAATCCAATATGTGATCCAGCTGGACTACCTGTAGGAGCACTAGATGCAGGAGGAGCAATATTGGTCCACTGACTTAGTGTGCTATCGTATAATAAGAAGTTTCCGTTAGCGTAGCTTGTGAATACAAGTGTGCCGCTAGCACCAGTTAAGTTTCCACTGAGTGTAACTGTACCACTTGCACCTGCTGGGAATAATCCTGATGTAAGACTAACTGACAACACAGTTTGTCCGCCAGTATACCCAGACCCTGATTGTAGAACCATACCAGGAACAATAGTTCCATATACACTACTCAAACTCAATGTATATACAGTAGGTAATCCGCCACTTGCGGCAAATCCTACGTATGTTCCAGTAGCTTTAACAGCAACATCGCCTAATTTGTAAAGATTGTTTAGTCCTGTTGAACTCGCATCTACATAGCCTCTATTTACAGCATCGTATTGTGTAATACTACTGTTAGGCATGAACAAGTTACCAATAGTGTAACCTGCCATGTTCAAGTTACCCTTCATGGCTAATGCACCGTTTAATGCTAGGTAACCTGGCCCAATTAAGTTAGTATTAGCAACTGGAGTACCACCATAGTCTAGACCCAATCTGTAATCAACAAAGCTACGAATAGCACTTTGGGTTGGCACAGTATCTGGTGCGTTCTGTGTCATATTTGCATCTGTTGAGAATTCAGATACAACCACACCGCGTTTGAATCCTAGACCGTCTAAGTTACTTAACGCAATACTAGCGGAGAATGTAACTGTACCTGTACCTTGGTCAACTTTAAAGAAACGTCCTACACGGAAAATACCGTTTTGGTCTGTTGATACGTGGAATACACGACCTACTGTTTCTTCTACAACGTCATTACTATCATTACTTGCAATAGCCGCATTACCATAAATTTGGTTTGGATAGTTTGTAGTAATGAAACCACCAGTACCAATATCTAAAAAGTCATGTCCTGTAGCACGACAAGTACTAATACGAATAGTAATTTGTCCAGTTTGTGTCGCTGGATAACCCATACGCAATGTTGTACTTTGACTTGCATTAAATGGACGACTAATACCTAAACTACTACTTGATGCACTAGTTACTTCTTTTGCAACTACAGTGGTAGCCGCCGCACCTGCTGTACCTGGACTAAACGGATAGATTAAAGTAAGTGTTGTACTTGATGCAGTCGAATTAGCAGTTAACCAGTAACCGTTATACAATGAGTTTGTATTACCAGTTACACGATAATATGTTCCAGCAGTAATACTTGTGCTAGGAATTGTAAACGATACGTTGTAGTAATTGGTATAAGTTGTACCATTGATAGTTTGTGTTGCTGTCAATGTTGGAGTACCAATGGCACTTGGAGTAATATCCTGATTAATACCACCATAACTTGGTGAGTAGAACGTTGTAGTTGCACTACTACTTGAAGTAATAGTTGTTAACGCACTACCGCCTTTAGTATTAGCAATAGTAATGTTATTACCAGATAAACTAACAATATAGAACGTTGGGTTAGCAGTACCAACACCTGAACCTATACCAGTTGCTTTAAAAGTTGTACCTATGTTGTTATTAGCCGCACCAATTGCAGTAAAATCTGTATAGTTTGTAGTACTACCGGATGCATTAATACCGGCACCGCTCACGATTGTATAGGAGTTACCAATTACAAACGATCCAGCAGTCACAGCCGCAGTTGGAATCCCACCAAACGCTGTTCCACCAAATATAATCTTATTACCAATACTTACATTAGTTACTGAACTCAATGTAATAGTACTTGGACTTGTAGTTGTAGTAGCATTACCACTTGTACCTGGGTCTGTTGGATACAACAAACTCATATTGATTGTGTTTGTACTTGCAGTAGTTGTAGTTACAACTTGTGGATTAGATGTTAATACTGCTGTCAATACACCGGTACCTGGTGTACTCCATGTCATTTGACTTCCGCTACCATCAGTTAACACAAATACAGGAGTTAGAAGATTAGATCCACTTACTGTAATCTTATTACCAATAATACTTGCAATATAGTAGTTGGTTAATGTTTGTAAATTACCAAATGTTGTTCCGCTAAATGTAATTACGGCACCAGTTTGTAGATTAGCAGTAGAATTTAATGTGATTAAATTAGTACCGCTAGTTGTAGTCGATGCAGTTCCTGAATTACCGCTTAGTGTAATTGTCGGAATACTAGTATATCCAGATCCAGGACTTACACGAGTAACAGAACTAATACTACCAAAGGAATCAATTGTACAAGTTGCAAGTGCATGACTTGTACTATTGTCTGCTAGGCCACCACCTGAGAACTTGATAGTCGGTGCTTTAACATATCCGCTACCTGCATTAGTAATTGTGATACTGGCTACAGTTGCTACTAGTATCGCAGTAATACTTGTGCTAGGTTGTACCCATACACCTGGACTCACTGTAAACTGAGTACTGCTATCAACACTCTGTACAATAGTTGAACCACTAGGTGTTGTAGCGGCACCTTCGACGAATGCACCACTAGCACTAGTTGTTATAACCATACCAACTTTAATATTAGTAGTATCTGCTACAGTAAGCTGACTTGTATTAGTTATTGCTGTAACTAGATAATTACCGTTATAGTTAGTATTGGCATTACCTGTAACACTCAGATAACTATCAACTGGAGGGTATGCATATATTGTGTTGAATGGAATCTGGTAAGTAACAACTTTACTTGTAGTACTACCAGTTGCTAGTGCATCACTGATATAGGTCATACTGTTAATACCAGTACCATAAGCACCAATATTAGCTACTGGGTTACTATCTATTTGTAGATATCCGTTTACACTAAATCCACCAAATGTAATCGAACCACTTGGAGTTCCAGTAGCCGGTGTATCAAGAATAACTACTGCTTGTGTATTTGTAGTTCCAGGGATAACACTAGTTGTATAAGATACAACTTTTTGTGTTCCATTAAAACCAGTACCAGTTATAATTTGTCCTGCACTTATTGTACCTGAAAAGTTTTGTACTGTTAAAGTATATGTAGTACTTACTGCGGTGTAAGCACTATATAAACCAGTACCAACGCTAGTAGGTTGTACATAGCTGACAACACGATGTGTTCTGCCATTCCAAGCAAACAAGTAAGTACCAGTATTCATCTGACTGATTGTTGCGGCATCGCTAATCTGTAATACTGCAATCTTGTTATCGCCTATATTACCACCTTGTGTGCTAGTTGAGAAGTATACCGATCCTACTGCGGAAATAGCAGGAGTTCCTGACAATGTTATTACAGTATTAGCACCTGACACACTGGTACTTACAACTTTGATATTTTGGAATCCATATCCGCCAACATATTGTCCTGTGGCAATACTACCGACAATAGATGAAGTTATCACATACAATGTTGTTCCACCACTTGTTGGAGTCAATGCTACATTAGCAGTTGCCACAGTTACAGTTGGATCAGCATTAAACATGTTGCTGGTATCAACAACAAACTTGTAGTAGACAAACGAGCTGTCAAACTGTAACAAACTTTGGTTTGCCGGTAATTGTTCACCAGTGGACTGTACCAAGTTATACGCAATAATACGATAAATGGTAGCCAAGTTGTTTGTGTACTGCAATGCGGTACTTGGACGAACTGGTTTTACGTTATCAATGTTATAGAACAAGATATTTTGTAGTACACGCATTGTAATAACTTGTCCGTCATACAATGGATAAGCCAATCCGCCAGTTGCAGTATTTTCTGTACCAGCAGTACTCAATGTTAGTTGTAATACGTTTTGTCCGTTAACTGTTACACTAGTATGTGTGACTGTACTGATCAAGTATCTAGTAATGCCACCACCAGCTAAGGTGTGGTCAATTTCCAATTCAGTTGTACCAGGTGGAATGTATTCCCAACCAATAGCATAAACACTCAACGCTGCCTGTGTAGCAGTAGGAGTCATTGTAGCTGTGAACGCACCTTGCTTATAGACACGAGCACTTTGCATCATGTTATAAGATAAGTTTACACTATCTGGTTGTTCGGTAACGTCACTACCAGTACCACGTAGACCATATACACCGTTGGCATTAGAACCAGCTACCGAACGAATCTGGCCACCATTCAATGCCCAGTAGGCAGTATAGCAGTAGTAGGTAAATGTTGAAACTTGTTCAGTTAAACCAGCGTTGGTACACAAAATACCATAACCTAAGTCGTTGATCTGTGTATAATCGTTGGCCAACATGGACTTGTTACCGCCCATTTCCATATTAATACTAATTCCAGCACCGTTGTTAACGTATGTAATTGTATTAGATGTTAATGTTGTCTTGGCAGTTACGATGTTGTTATAATCTGTAACCAGTGCGGAAGTTTGCCCATTAATCATTGATGTTAATGGAGCAGTTCTAGTGCTAGTATCAAATTTGCCATCGGCAACATAGTCTGTAAATATAGCGCATAGTGTAGCTAGTGTAGTGGCTTCTGCGCTAGTACCTGCTGTGCCTGTAGTATTTTGTGTAAGCACATTACCAGCACTCTTGGTCACAGCAGTCTTTTGAACTATCTGTCCAACAATAGTACTTAGGTAACCAATTGCGGCACCATTCAACAATATAAGATTGCTATTGTATATCCATTGAGCAACGTCATAGCTAGCAGTTGTACCAGTATATAACATGTCATATGTCAATGCGTCAATTGCAAATCCAATATTATTGCTCATTGTTACTGCGCTGTAACTACTGTAACTTGCTACGTTGTAGTTAGCGGCAAGTCTTGCTACAATTTCTGCTTGTATAAATGCACGGTTAGCTTGTAATAATGTTTTTGCATTTGTTACATTTGCAGTAGCGTTTGTTGGATTAGGGAATGTTAGTGTAGGAATACCTGCACTTGTATTACCATAGATACCGTTGACAATAATGTTGTTAACAATATTAACACTACTTGCTGCCGAACTAATGCCAGCCGCATCAACTGTTCCAAGAGTAGCAATTTGAGTTGCTATATAACTGAACGCTTGTGTTACTAGTGTTTGTGGTACACCGACTACGGCATTTTGTGGTTGCAAGAATACAATACCATACTTGACACTTTGGTAATTAGAACCAAATACCAAGTCAAGATTGACAGCATCAATTAAACTAGGTGCTGTTACACTAGCACTATTTACTGTAATAGTTCCGCCTGACAGGTTTGTAGTTAAAATGCTGTTGCCATAACTTGCACTTGGATAAAATGGTGTAGCGGTATCTAAACCAAGTACGGCAGTATATGTTCCACTGTTATAACTTAGTACATTATTAATCTGATAACGTGCTCCTGATACATAGAACGCACAAGGTGTTTGTGGTGGGCGAACATCCAATCCACTGTTCAAGTAACCAGTAACTGTGATAGTTTGACCAAGGCTGGCAATACTAGTAATAGTTCCTTTTAATCGTCCTGCAAATCCGTCAATGAACTGTCCACCAGCAAAACGCTGACGGTTAGTACTTCCGGAGAAGCTAGCAGATTCTTGTGCGTACGGTGATTTAGTTTTGATCTGACCTGTTGGGTCAAGCACCATCATGAAACCGCCGTGTCCTTGACAGCTGACTAACTTAATACGAGTTGCATCGTTACACAAGAATACGTCCATCAACTTGTTATTCTTTGGAGTACTTGTAACATCTAATGGATTAGTCAAGTAGTGACGTCCGTAGTTAAATGTGCCATAGATATGCCAGTTGCCAACTGTATAAGTTGCCACTGTTGCAAATGGATAGATAACAGTACAACTCATTGTGTTGCCGCTAACAGTATTAATAACAGCCTTACCAGCAGTTCCTGTTTCGCTAGTTGCATCAACAATGATCTTACCAATCCAATATGGACTTGCTTGTCCAGATCCTAGAGTAGCAGTAATTGTTCCAGTTGTTCCATTGATAGATAATGTTGTTCCTGTAATGGCGGCAAAGTCAGAACTAAAATCAATCAAACCCAGTTGCAAACCGTCAATGACTGCATCGCGATAGAAGAATGTTGTTCTCCATGGAGATTGTGAAACACGATCTAATGGACGAATAATTGTACGACGGAAGTCGTCACCGAAGATAGAAACGTTAGCTGGTAATTTGATTGGATAATCTTCGTAGTAAGTTCCTGACTCGACAAAGATTTTAATGTTCAAGTCTGCTACAGTTTCACCAAAGTCTAGCTTTTCACCAAATGTCGCATTGCTGTTAGTTAAATTACTTAGTAATGCTTTGTTCAACGTTACAGTATTGCCACTCACCCCAGTTACAAATGTTCCAGTAGCAATTCCACCACCAGTTACACCCATGCCAACTGTAATGGTACTAATGCTATTAAATGGAATTGTATAAGTAGTTGATGATGCTGTGAGTGTATACTGTCCAATTGTTCCGGTAACAGTAGTTGGGACTACATTAAAGAATCCAGGGCGAGTCATGTTGACAGTAATTGTGTCGTAGTTTGTACTTACACCTGCGGTGTAACTTATAATTTGTCCATACGCACTACTGTTAACACCTACTAATACCTTACCAGGAATAATATGATTACTACCAGCTTGTCCTTGGTCAACAGATCCGTTACCACCGTTAGCAAATGTAATAGTGTAATAGCCAGTACCAAAACTTGGTGCAGGAGCCGCACCAATACCGTTGGCAATAATACTAACAATAGTATTCATGTTGGCATTGAACTCTGTAATTGGTGTAGCAGTAAATGTTAGTGTAGCACCATTACCAGGTGTGCCAGCTGGTGCCGCACTAATAGTAACCAAAGTTGGGCTTAGTATATTTGTAATTGTTACAGATGTAGTATTGGTAAATCCACTACCTGAAATAGTCATTCCTGGTACTAGTGTGCCAGTAACATTTGATAATGTTAATGTGGTTGTTGTATTACTTACAAATGCCGCAGTAGCAGTATTAGTTCCTACTGTGGCATTATAGGTTGTTCCAAGTGTAGCATTGGTCTGTTGTGTTACTAGTGTTTGATAACGTGTTTGTGTAACTTGATTCAAGCATTGAGTAGCCAATTGTTGTGCAAACTGTATGCCGTCAACTGTTTCTGAATATTGTGTACCAATAGCAATAGCCTTGGCTGACACGTTTTTGTAATAACTCTTACCAGCAGTGATACTTTGATATGTACCATCTGTTAATAAGTCTATGATCATCCCATCGATGATATAGCCTATATCTCGTGAACATGTAGCTTGATTATAACTAAATCCGCCTGCAAATGTAGTTGATAGATAACTTATTACACTATTACTAATAGTAACTGCATTGTTTTCAATAATGCCAAATGTGGTTTGTAAACTAGAACTATAGTTAGTAGTATCGGGGTAAGTGGCAACAGCAATTTGTACACTAGTACTAATAACACCAGTTACTAATGCTACTAAAGTAGTGATAGTAGTTGCTTGACCTGAACCAGCACTCCAGCTAGCATTGCTAACTTGATTTGTAATCTTACCGGCAACAGTTTGACTACCAGTAACTGTTGAAGCAAAGCTAACGCTTGTTGCTGTACAATTAGTTACAGTCCAGTAACCGTTGTAACCAGTAGGAGCCATTCCCTGAATGGTAATAACTTGTCCATTGGTATAAGGTGCAGATCCTTGATTAGCAAAAGTTATTGTGGCAGTTGTACCATTACCACTAGCTCCTGTTGTTGTAATATAGTTTCCAGGAGCAGGACTTGACGCACTATTAGATATGACATCTCTAACTACGTTGCTTAGATGGTTAAGGCCGGCTAAACATGCATCTTTATGTGAAGGCAATAATTGTGCAATACCGTTGGCATAATATTGATTGGCAGCCTGCACAGTTGCAGAGTTACCGCCATAGGTAATATCATATGCCAATGCTTCTAATACATAAGTTACATCTCGTGTTGATTGGCTTAGGCTGTAAGGAACATTAGGATATGCGTTAGTCATAAACGCATTAATCTCAGCTGTAATATAAGGTATGTTAGCTATAATGGCAGCTTGTGCGGCAACATTACTAGCGGCCAATCCACTTGGATTAGTAAATGTTGGAGTAGTTCTAGAGTTGATACCTTGGTTTACTAAATTTAAAATATTATTAAACAAGCTGGCGATTGTTGCTTGTTGTGTAGGATCGTTTAGAACTGGGAAGTTATTGTTTACGTAGGTAACTGCGCTGGTTTCTAAAGCAACTTTATTATACTGAATAGTTCCACTAGCAGGATTTGTAAATGCTCCAACGATTCCAGTTAATGTACTTGATACACCAGTTAATACTGGATAGATAGAAGTTGCACTTGGCTGACTTACGCTATTAACAATAGCCTGGATACTTGCAACGTTAGCACTAATAGAACTACTAGCAACACTACCTCCAGATAATGTTACGTTAGCATACTGAATAACACCAGTTTGATATAGTGTAGCTGGTGGGTTATTGGTAATAACAGCCTGTGCTAATGTGTTGATATAACCAATTGCCGCAACAGTTCCAGATTGTTCGTAGCTGGCAATTTGTAATTTACTATTCAACCAATATGATAATCCAGCATAGATACTTGCACTATTTCCTCCATACATTGTATCGTAACATAGTGCCCAAACAATATATTTGACATCGCGTTGGCAAGTTGTTTTACTGAATGTCAGTGTTGGGTAGTTAGCTTGCAAGTATGCAATGATTTCTGTTTGAATAAAATTAATGTTGTTTAACAACAATGATACTGCACTAGTTTCACCACTGCTAGAAACATAAGTTTCATTTAAGAACAAGATAACATTTGATTGTATAGTACTTAGACCGGTTAGTACAGTTGTACGTGATGGGTTCTTAGAGTAGTTTACACCGTATGTATAACTTGGAGCAACACTTATTGGATTAGAACTTAGACCGTTATTGATAACATTAATCACATAACCTAAAAGTGTACTAACTTGTGTTGCAGCCTGCGAACTTCCTACACCAGCAGTAGTACTTTGTGTAGTATTATTACCAACAGACTTGGACCAACTTGTACTACCGGTAATTATAAAACCGATAATACTTTGCAATCTAGTAAATGCACTAGCTACCTGTGCATATTCTTGACTAATAGTACTTACACCGCTACCATTATAGTAAGCATCTACCGCAATGACAGTAGCTGTGTTACCACCATATAGCAAGTCAAATGTTAATGCATCGATTAGGTATCCTGTGTCTCTACGACAGTTGTCTTCGTTATACAATGGAATGCTGCCAGGTACTAAATTAGCATTAATGTATGCAATAGTCTCGTCAATTAAAAATTGGCGGTTAGCAATCAATTCAGCCGCGCCATTTGTAACACCAGACAATGCACCACCTAGTGTTGAACCTGTTGGATTACTAAATGTTAATGCTGGTGCACCTACTGTACTTACAGCGTTGATAATACTAGTAACCACATTCATACTATTAGTAATGCTAGTAATAGCCGCAGAGTCACTTAGTAACGCAATTACTTGATCTCTAGCGTAGTTTAAACCTGCAATAGTCTGTGCTTTTTGACTAGTAGTCACAGTTGAACTATAACTTCTTAAGTAAGAAAATGCCGCAGTGATTGTGCGATAATTAGTGCCAAAAATTAAATCATCTAATACTGCATTAACAATCAATCCAACGTCGCGTGAACATTTGTTAGTGTCATATGTAAATCCAGTACTTTGACTGACTGCTGGGAATGATGGTGTCGGTAGGATGCCGGTAACAATTATGTTACCAATATTGGCACAAATTGAAGTAATAGTAGCTGTTGCACTAGGAACTGCGGCTACAGCAGGTATTGCATTAATATTGACAGCAAGATTATTTAATGTACTTACAATTCCTGATGGAGCAGTAGTGCTAGCCTCCATCGATCCACCATCAGTAGTTAAACCATAAGTAGGACCATTTAGTGTTTGACTAATTGTAATTGTTGCACTGTCTAGAATACTTGCAATGTAATAAGTATTACCTGTAATTATATTACCAAAACTTGTTCCGCTGAAAGTAATAGCAGTTCCTACTACCATACTCTTCGTACTGGCTACTGTGATAGTATTGTTAGTTCCTGTTATACTTATTGGTGCACCTAGCGTACCTGCATTTTGACTAATGCTAACTGTGTATGTACCTGCAACACCTAGACCAGTTAATAGCCCAGTAATTTTCGTACCAGCTGTTACACCAAATCCAGTAATAGTCATGCCAACTGCAAATCTACCAGCGATAGTTCCTCCTACAGTTAATACTGTTCCTGCAATGAAACTTTGTGTTCCAGTAGCAACACCACTAGTAGCAGTTGCCTGAGTATTAATTATAGTTGCAGTTGTTTCTAAACCAGTGTTTGCATATGAGAATGCCAAGGCTGCCTGAATGCTATTATAGTTAGTTCCTAATAATAGATCGTAACAAACAGCATCTATAACTGTGCTTAGGTAAGTTTGTAAATTAGTTGTGCTATAAGCATAATTTAGAATCTGACTCTCAGCATTTTGAATAGCCGCTACAATAGTTGTTAAGTTTCCAATAACATCGGAGTTGTATGCATCAAATAATTTGCTGGCCTGTGTTACACTGTTAAAATTAGTGCCTTCCAACAAGTCATAACCGACACCTGTTACAATGTCTTGTATAATTTTGTTATAACGTGTTTTGTCAAAACTAAACGTGTTTACATATTTTTGATTCAGATAAGCAAGTGTTTCGTTTTGGATAAAAGATTTATTAGCTTCTAACAAACTAGCGGCATCTAAATATCCTTGTACTCCGCTATTACCTCCGCTAAATGTGACACTTAAAATACTACTTTGATATTGGTTAGGTCCAATGGTATAAGCAATGGTCTGACGATATGGTCCAGGTTCGCCAAACGCTAATGTGATCAAATTGTCAGCTTGCAAACAGGCCGCGCCCACTGTCTTATAAGCATAGCGTGGACTACGACCTTCTCGACCAGCAGGTGTGTTCTTTTGGGTATCATCTCCAGCCATGCTTACATATAAGTTTACATTACTGTAGTAGGTACTATTATCTACATAAAATTTAGTAGCGGCTTGTAAGTCATCTTGACCATTTCTAACACCAAAGCCACTCATGCTACCAGGATGGTCGCTAAGTGTCAGAGCACCAGTCATCTTATCGCCATCACGTAGTACTACATGTTTACGTTGTACAGCTTCTTGTCCTGTATAATTACCACTTAGTGTTGGATCATAATCTGGTTCGTTAGTTTGCGCAATAGTCGGCATTTCACGTACACGTAATGGTCCAGTAACTTGTCCATTAACAACTTGTAAGTAATGATTATTAGCATAGTTAACTGTTACTGCTAACTGACCTAACGTAGTTTGTACACCACTCTTGGCATAAACAGCGTTGAATGCATCTACCAAGTTACTACTTGGATCACTTAAACGTCCAATGGTAAACAAGTTGGCATTGATAGGAGCACCCATAGTAGGTTGATTATCACTAACAAGACCTGCGGCATTAGCAGTAATCACCACTTGTGCATTATTTCCAGAGTCAATAGTAATACCGTCACCAGCTACTAGATTTCTAGCACTTAGACTTCCGCCTGTTGTGCTACCCATAATAACTTGATTAGCACTATACGGAGTTCCAGTGATTAAACCAGTTTGTGTAATTGGAGATGTAACTGTACTTGCAAATGTAACACTAGTTGCAGTAGAATATAAAACCTTATATGTTCCGTTATAAGTAGCCGGAGTAACTTTGCTGATAACAATGTTCTGTCCAATGCTAAAAGGCAGTCCTAATTGCGGAGCACCATTGGTAAAGTTAATTGTAGTATTAGTACCATTACCGCTAGCAGTGGTAATTTGATAAGCAGTCGTACCTGGAGCATCAGCAAGCTGTCCAAAACCAATACTACCGCCAGCACCAAAAATAGCATATATTTCTGTAAAGTTTGAGTTAACTTTTTCAAACGATGTACGTATACTATCGCCTGTGCCGTCATTACCTTGGATACCAATATCAATTATTTGTTGTGTCATTTTAACTTAAACTCCGAAACTGCTACCGCAGCCGCATTTGGTTGTTGCATTAGGGTTGTTTATAACAAAGTTACTACCCATTAATTCTTCTTTATAATCTATCTCTGCACCTGTCATATATTGCATACTCATGCTGTCTACAAGTACTCGAAATTCATCTAGGGGGATTTCAAAATCATCTTCGTTGGCTACTTCGTCTAGAGTAAAGCCGTAGGAAAAACCTGAGCAACCGCCACCTTGTACAAACGCTCGTAATGCTAAACTAGGATTTCCTTCTTCATAAAGGATATCTTTAATTTTTTCTTTTGCTGACGCTGAAATTGTGATCACATTTAGCCCTCGATATAATATTTATCAAAGGCATTTTATAATCTTAATGTAAATAACTGTATGTACTTGACCACAGAATACCAGCATACACAGTATGTACGTACCAGCAAGCGCGGTAAACATCATACATATAGTCGTAAAAAGACTATAGTTGTGTTTAGGTGTGATTCATGTCAGGGTATTTTCAAGAGAGATAAAGGAAGTATGGATCCTAATCGCTTGAATAACAACTATTACCACGTGTGTGGTGATTGTGATGCTAAAAAGTTTGCCCAGGAAAAGGGTGTAGAAAGTCGTAAAGTTTGGGATATGCCTGTAAGTAGTCTTAAGACGTTAGGCCAATTCGGGAGCTGACAATATTCCAGTTGATAATCGTCCACTGGTTAGATAGATAACGCTTTTTATCGGCTTGATAATCTAAAGCCCACGCATGTTCCCACCAGTCAACTAGTAGTACTATATCCATCTTTACTTGATGATTTTTAATAGTTTTTATTTCACCGTTAGTAGCTAGATAAATCCATCCTGAGCCTTGTATTTTCATAGCTTCTTTTTCAAATTCAGTTTTAAAATTATCAAAACTTTTGAAATACTTGTTGATAAAATTACCAGCAATATTAGTTGGTTGATTCGATGCTACCGGTGCGTGATATTGTGTGAATAAAATATGGTGTAAAAATGCACCTGCTTCGTTAAAATCAGCATCTCCTTCACCATTATTAAAACGATCAACATATCCTTTGTACAATTTACCATAATGATAGCGCATTGTGTCTTCGGATATAGCCGGCTCTAATTCATCCTTTTTATAAGGAAGTATTGCCTGCTCTAAAGTTTTGGGACTTTTACCCTCGTTTAGACTAACATATCTAATAAAGTTGTACATAATGATATTTATCGTATAAATATTCTACAGGAGATATAACCATGTTACATCACATTAAAAAATTATTTGGCACTAAACCTAAAGAAGCACCAGCACCGATCAGATATGAAGATCAAATACAATCAAAAATTGATATTTCATTTCCAGATTCAGCAGTTGCTCCATATAAAGTAGAAACACCGTCACCTGCTGTTGAAGCAATGGTAACTAGCTTAGTAGTAGAAGGGGCCGGGACTGTTGAAGTTCCAGCTAAGCCAGCTAAAAAAACTGCGGCCAAAAAAGCACCAGCTGAAAAGAAGCCACGTGCTCCACGCAAGCCTAAAGCAGAGTAAGTTTCTTAGCCTGCTCGTATAGAGCAAAGCTAGCAAGGTTTTTACCTTTGGATTCGCACATAATATCGTGTGTATTTAAAAAGCTCAAAGCCCATTCATTCGATGCTGTATTCCAGTAAAAATCTGAATGTGCTCTGAGCTTTTGTTTTTTGTAACCTTCTTTTAGTAAGTTTTCGTGGTGCGGCATTATACTAGTGTCATGATCTACGAGATAGTCTTCGCGAGATATTGAATAATGACAAGTAGGGCGCAGACCGCGCCAACTATCCACGACACGCTTAACGCGACTATCCTGGTTACTGATGTATTCGCCTTCACGTATCCAGTGATGGTGTATATCAAGCACAATAGGAACGATATCGCTAATAGTAAGACAGTCATCTAATCCCCATAAGTTTTCTTCGTTTTCAATTGTAATACAGTTGCGGGCTTCGGGTGAGAGTTTGTTGTAGGCACGTCGAATACCTTCGGGACCTTGTTTACCCGAGATGTGGACATTGATTTTAAAATCCTGGAAGGTTTTACCGTAGCCCATGTAACGTGCCATATCAGCATGATATTCAAACTCTGCTATTGACCGTTCAACAATGCCTGGGTTATCACTTGCCATGACTGTAAACTGCCCAGGATGCATAGACAACCGAACATTGCTATTGCGAGCAATATCGCCCACTCTTTTGAACGCGGCGGCCGCGTATGAAACCACGTCAGGTTTATGCCAATAACTAGCATAGTCAGCGTGAGTATAAGCAGGCAAGATGTCACTACTAATCCTAACCATCCTAAGATGAGGGTCAAGTGTACTGACACGTTCAACCAATCTCCGTGTTGCTTCGATATTGCCTACCATTAGGTCCCATAATTTCTGCTCCGCGACTTCTCTCGATTGTCTATTTAACCAAGAAATAGTTGTTGTACCAGTATTATACTGTTTGGCATCGTCCTTTGGACCAATGCCATCTGTTTGATGTGGAAAATCGATCCACTTACATGCAAAGCCTATACGTTTCATTACCAATGCCTTATGACGCCTGCGATTATAAAAGTGTTTGTAAGTATATATGATAACACAATTAGGGTACGAATGCAAGCAATTCGATCCGATTCCTCGTCTGTTTTGCCTGCTTTTTCTCCTAAAGCCTTGGCCCAAAGTCGCCAAAGCCTCTTCATTAGCTAGCCCAATATTTAATTATTCCTACAACATACATAATACAAACTATGGCTTCAACGATAATCAAAGACCATTTACGCCAGATGATGCCTGTAAACAACCAAAGTAGATTGGTTACGAGACTAGCGTACAAGTATTCTGGATAGTAGTTGAGACTGGTAAGTGCTACTGATATCAAAAAAGATACAGTAGCAATCCATTCAATATAGATCTTACCCTTCGTAAATAGCTGAGTTAGCACCGTGTTCTGCACATTCTACCCTTACACAATAGCAACGACCATTGCTTTTTTCTCTAATCAATTGATCGGCAAAATTGAAAGCATGTTCTGCAAATTTCTCTGCACCCACACCATCAAACATTCTAATTTCGGCTAGGCCTAATTCTTCTAGTTCTTGAAATTTGGCTAAGTGTGGATCTGCCAAATCCAAAGCCAATTTGTGATCAAACTTGTCTTCAAGCCATGCTTTGAGTTGTTTGAGTCCACCAAAGTCTACTGCCCAATTTTTATCATCTAGTGTGTCGCAACCAAATGTAAATGTAAATGCTAGACTATAACCATGTAGCAAATGACAATGACTATGATCCGCATTGGGCTGTCTAAATACGGCACTCAATCCAATGTTGTGTCCGTAATGTTTTGTACTGTAATATTTTGCCATCTTTCATTTCCTTTAAGATGACACGCAGAGTTTATAATGCGGGATGAGCGTCTAAGTCCGCAATATAGTTATTATACAGGTTTATTTAGTAATAGCAAGACTACTGAGCATCGATTCTGCCAAAGCCTGCCCATTCACCCGGTGTACCTGAAGTAATACATACCCAACCAAGATAACTGCCTACTTGCGGATTTTGATTCCAGCAAATATCACCTTTATTGAATGTCCCACTAGTTGGGATAGTCATACTATTAGTAAAACGTTTTTCGCCAATATGTACATCACCATTTACTGCAAAGTTAAGATCTGCGTCAGGGTTATTAATGTTTACACTTAGTTTACCAAATACTTTTACAGGTTTAGTTTGATCAGATTTATCTCCAATGCTAACTTGGGTACCATCACCATAAACAACTTCTTTTTCATTTACAGTTAGTTTGATTTGTTTGCTAGAGTTAATTTGATTATTACTCAGAGATAAACTTTGTGTACCGTCATTAAGTGTAATATTATCAACAATAATGTTACTAAAACTAGCATCGCCTGCAACACTTAACGATTCTAGTACACCTACATTAACTAGATTAGAATTTAATATATTTGAACCGAGACTGTTGCTAGTAATTACAGATTTGCCATCGATATAGTAACATTGGTCGGCACCTACTTCGATACTTTCACTTGAGTATAATCTTTCAGGATTTTCTAAAAGGATTAGTTGTCTTGTACGATCTTCTCTTGCCCATAATAGTCCAAGCCCGTAGATATCAGTATCGCGTCCTGCAAAGAATTGCAATGGGTGACTACGATCAATTCTATTGTCTGTTTGTATGGATTCTACTGTTAAAGTGCCAGCGATATGTAAGTTTCCAACTACAGTAACATCGCCGCTATTCTTAACAACAATACGTTGCTGACCGTCTGTTATCAACGCTAAATCGTGATTGCTATGTGTTCCGATTGTAGCTAAGTTTACTACAGGACTACCAATAACAATATTAACATTATTATCTAAAATATCGATACTTGCGGCTGGCTCTTCATTGCCAATACCTAAACGATTAAACGAACTATTAAAAAACGCAAAATCGCTAATTACAGCATCACCGCTTACTTCTAAACTAGATAATGTTCCAATTTGAGTAAGATTACTTTTAGTAATAGTACGGCCTAGTTCGCCAGCACTTAGTACAGGAATATCATCAATGTTAAAACTAGATCCTTGGGCTAAATCAATTATGCCATTAGTCCATAAACGTCCGCCGGTACGATAGATTAATTGTGTGTTACCGCCACCCCAAGTCCAGCTAAATCCCTTACCAGCTAGGTCTGTTTCTAGATTAACTATCCAATCACCAACATTATTATTGTTTTGCGAGTCGCTTACAACAAGTTTACCAACGGTTACTGTTCCGTTGATTGTATAATCGCCGTTGTGTACAAACTCGCCTGTTGAATTGGCCAGCTCTGAATTTAACAGTTGTACTATGCTATCTTGAATTTGGGTCATGGAAAATACTCTCTTTTGAGTATTTATCCATGTTTGCTAGACCCTTATGCTACTTTTAGCAGTATTATGTCTTCGTTAATGCGTCCATTCATTTTAGTGTCTGTAGCATTAATGTCTTCTAAGAACTTGCGTAGTTGTACTTTACCTGCGGCTTTGAACTCTTTGAGCTTTTCCTCGGGCTTGCGTACAGTCTTTTGAATACTTTTGAATTCATCAAATCCTGTAATTGTAGTGCCCTTGACCCCCAAGTCGTTAAATTCAGAGGCCACATACTTGCCCAATTTACGTGTCTTAGTGTTAAAGATCCAAAGTTCCTTAGTACCAATGATATCGGCAGGGTTAATGGACACTAACTTCAACGGCTCGTTCGATTTCATGTACTTGAGTTTGGCAACCAATTTCTCTTTAGGAACCGACTTCTTAGCACGTGGAGCACGATTAACTTTGGCTTCTTGTGCAAGCATATCACAGGCACTCATAATCTCTTGATAAAATGCAATCAAATTCTTAATTTGCTTCTTTGTACGATGGGCATAGCCCTCACGTAGCTGTTCATCTGCCTTGCCGGATGCCAACTCCTCCAGTTCAGCTAAATCCCTGCTGTAGAGGGTTTTAATAAGTCTAGCATGTGCGGCTTTGACTTGTTTTCCCTTGAGCAAGTTCAAAACTTTGAACGCTTTTGGATCAAAGTTTTCTGGATCATTTTGAAAACCTTCAATGGCATCTTCCAACTCTTCAGTCATTCGGTAAGCGGCTTCTTTAACACGCTCTTGAATTGACGGTTGAACAACTGTAGGCTTTGCGGCCTCAGCGGCTTTTGCGTCATCTTCGTCGATATCGTTCTTGCCCTCTGCAATAACTTGTGCAATTTGACCACGCAACCAAGCGGCAGTGTCGCGTCCATCGTTAAAGTCTGCTCGAACTGCGGGCATACCGCGAAGCAAACAACTAGCAATGGCACCCATTGTAGTGTTACAACGACCATCTTTAGTCTTCTTAAATGCTACGATGTCAGCTTTGGTACAGCCAATATCAGTCATCCATTTGATAACTGCGGGCTTCAAATCCTTGCCGCTAAATTCCAATCGGTAGTATTCCATAGCATGATGCCAGTGACGCAGAAATTGTTCTGCTGTCATCTTCTCGACATTTTCCCAAACTGGGCTGTGATCTTTTACAGCTCGTGTGCGATGCGCAATTACCTGCTTTTTGGTAACACGAGTTTTGGTTGCTACTTTAGCCAATTTTAGCTCCTGTTGTGTTTAACATGTGTATATTATACTGCCAATTGGTTATCATGTCAACCGCTCATTTTCCTTAATAAATTTGAAAATTTCATGGGCCATCAGTCTATAACCTTCTCTGCTAGGATGCATACAATTGGTAATGTATTTTGAAGGCCATTCCAATTTTGAGTAATAATCGTGATATGCACCCAACGCCAATTCTTCGTGATTTTCGTGTCCTTCAAACTTCAGTAGCAAATGCATAAAGCTGTTACAATTTTGGGGATATAAGAAGTTGCCCCACGGAATAGAATCAACCAAATCTGTAAAGTCTCTATCTGTTTTATTAATATTTTTAACAAATGAATCTCTCGTAATCCTTTGATCAAACGCACTAGCAATTATTAATTGCCAGCCATTGGCTTTACAAATCATTTCGGCTTCACGTAAGTTTAATAATGTTTCTAATGCTACAAATCGTTCACTCCAAATATCTTCTGCGTACACAGTCCATAAAGATTTATTAGTGGTATTCTTATCCCACGGATTTGGCCACATGGCAAAGAAGTGTGATGTGTCAGGAAAGTCTCGATTAATAAAATCAAATCTTTCCATGCCACTTAACATATACACTACAATTACTTCGCTAGCATTACTAAGTTTGATTTCAGGATTAAGATACAGTTCTTTAACAGATGCGCGATTACCCCTGCCCATTTGACCTAAGTTAATAGGAAGCCAGCCGTGTAAGTAACGATTGCACAGTTGAGATACCCAACTGTTTTCATACATTTCAGATTTAATACTATCAGGTATGTTTAATGGATCTATCCATCCATTAAATTTTTTATATGTTTCGTCACTCCAGCTACCGACACCTTGGGTAAAACTATCTCCCAATCCTACTATAACTTTAGCACCCTTGTGTATTTCAGGTAATTCTCTAACCCACATCACTTGTCCTTAAAATAATCGTTATAATAATTTATCAATTCGGTATGTGCCTTTACATCTTTATGTTCGCTAGCACAGAACACTTGATAGTTATGTTCTAAAATGTTGCGCATGGATTCATACCATTTGACTTTATCTTCAATAGCATCTATTTGTTTAATAGCACTAATAATTGCTTCAAATCTTTGAAAAGTGGGCAAGTCATCGTAACTTTCATCTATAAAACCTTCAAATGTTTTGTAACCCATTTCTCTTAATTTTTTAAGACTGCCACGATTACCTAATATGATGAATGGATGCATACACGCAATAGGTTTAAAAATCTTTTCACTTAAGAATAATGTATGTTCGCTATCTACAAAACTAGCTTCGCTTACCACGCTTACCCATGTATCTAAACAAACTTTATCTAGTATGCGATTAATATAATGCTGATCGTCTTTAACATTATTAGGCTCACCGTGTACTACTAATGGTAATAGTTTCCCTGCTTCTTCTAACAATGCTTGCGGAGGTTTAACTCCGTCAATATTAGGTATATGTGTGCCGTAACTGTTAGTACTGACTAAACCTGAGTCTAGCAAGTTATTTTTATATAGATACAAGTAAAACCAACTACGGTGAACACGTTGCCGTTTTTGCAAACAGTTATATGTTTTAATTGGGTTGGTAAGTTTATATTCTAAATTAGCATCAAAGTTGGATACTAAATTCATACGTTTGGCAATTTGTTGTATGTCACGTTCAAAGTGCATATAAGGAATAACTTTTATCCTATCTGATATATGATTGTACTTAGCCCATTCGTTATACTGTTCGTCGGCTATCATATTGCCGGTAACATATACTATTGCTTGCGGTGCAACATTATATTTGTTACAATCCTCATGGAAGAATTCCCATAGCCATTCTGTTTGGTAGCCTTCTAGGCTTTGATCTAACACTAGTAATGCCTTACCTTGTTGTAATCGTTCTAGATATTGTGTACTAATATTTTCTAATACACTTGTACCCGAGTACTTACCAATAGCCCAATCGTCTGGATGATGGTTAACACCCGATGCTATGATACAGTTGTTGGGTATTTGGTCGCTAGAGTATACACGACTATTGCCGGAATATTTTACTCTACGGGTTAATGCACTGGCAATAACCGCAGGCGCAAAACGTCTAATGCCCGACTTGTTTACATCCGGGCATTGAGTGAAGTTCGTTATATTATTAGTATCTTCAAATACAAAGTTTATCACATTAATCTATCTTTCCAAGTAGTTGGAGTTTTATCATTAACAATCTCTAATGGGAATGTATAGTCAAATGGTTTTGTTCCTCTGCTACGTATCCAATCAGCAGTGGCTTTAATAGAAGTTTTTAAATCAACTGTAGTTTTATAACCGAGTACATTTCTAGCTAAGTTAGCTGAACAAGTTGCAATCTTAACTTCTTTTGGACGATCTGGTAAGTAAATCGGGTCGCCGACAAAATCACATTCTTCTGCAACTAATTTTGCTAGTTCGTTAATAGTAACAGTACCTTCATCAGGCCCGATGTTGATTACTTGCTCAATAAGATTTTCATCTAATATTAATTTTTCTAAACAATATATGCAGTCGTCAATATAACTAAAGCAACGTGCCTGTGTGCCATCTCCGTAAATGTATGCAGGTTTGTTCTGCAAATTACGATTGATCATAATACTCATAACATTACGGAACGGGTCATCGTAGCGTTGACGTGGACCTACAATATTATGCGGGACAGCAATGTTCCACTCCATGCCGTGTGTCTGGCATAACGATACAAGTGTATTTTCTACTGCTACTTTAGCAATACCATACGGATCGCATGGTTGTGGAGTAAACCATTCTTCGAACGGAGCTTCCACGTTTCCGTATCTTGCCATACTTGAGCAGAATACAAAACGTTTTACCTTAGCACGGATAGCGGCACTGATAGTAGATATACTTGCTTGATATATATTTTTAGTAATAAAGTTAGGACTGAATACACTTAGCCCTTCATGTGCGGTGGCGGCACAATGCACAACAGTATCACAGTCCTTCATGGCATCTGTCATTTCAGCAAGACTACAACAATCGATATTATAGAACTTTACTTTAGAATTAATATTATCAACATACCCGCCTAATAAATTATCATTGCCTACTACGGTATGCCCTAGCTCGATCATACGATCTGCTAAATGGCTACCTAGGAACCCTGCAACTCCTGTAATAAAAATCTTCATAGTTTGCTACACATATTATAAAATTCCAGCATCTCTGGAAATGTTTCTGCAAAGTTAGTATTACGGCGTACATCGTGTTCAGTAAACCAGTTGTAAAAATCTTTGCGGCCTTCTTTTAATTTATCATCTGGATAAACAGTAGTCTCCATATATTTGACTACACGCCTAAACTTTTCGTATTCAATTTCTGTAAATTGATTACTAGCATTGTTATTTAAATTTGCTTGCATAAAGGCTAGACTTTCATCCATATAAGGCATAAAATCTTCTTTGGGCAATATATTCATATCGTATTGTAACGGTTCCTTTAGATAAGGAGTATCAAAACGAATACGATGCTTACCTGTTTCATACCAGTCATACTGGGTACGCCATTCAAGCAACTTTTCTAAAAATGATCTAAAACTGCTTACAGCCAGTACATTAAATGTAATCATGAATGTAAGCGGATTATTTGTTGTACTTAGATAGGTATGGAAATTTTCCTGCCATGCTTCTAAATTTAGACCAGTACGTATGTACTCGGCTCTAGGACCCCAAGTGTCTAAACTAGTGAATAGTTTGAAACTACGGATCTTACCTTCGCTACGCAATTTTTCTACTTTCTCTGCTAGACGTTTAACCAGTACAGGTTTAACACCTAAATTACTGTTAATGTTTAATTCTAAATTAGGTAGTGGATTCTTGTCCAAGTCTTCTAGTAAGCGCCATGTACTAGCTTGTAACAACGGCTCGCCGCCTGTAACACGTAAGATGTTTAAAGTTTGCTTGACTTGTGGCCACCACTTCCACCATGCATCTACATAAGGATTTGATTCTTCTTCGTAGATAATAAGTTTGTCTATACCAAAGTGGTGATTCTTAACAGGATAAGGCCCGTATTGTTTTATTTCTTTATAATAAGCACTGGACGCTTTTGGGTGACAGTACCCGCATTTAAAATTACACTCATTGCCAAAACTTACTTCGATATATTCTGGATTAATATTAAAGTCGGGCCCCTCGTTGAAAATCTCATCAAAGCGTTCTTTAGTGTAGATACCAGCATTACGTTCATGCCTGTCGCTAATGTAGTCTGCACCTAATGCTTCTATATTCCAGCAGTACTGACATCCGTCTGGCTTTTCGCCGTTAAGCATAAGAAGACGTTGTGTTTTCTTTTCACTAGTGTTGTGTATAGCACTAGGATTTGTTTTAATTTCTTCTAGTGGAATAGTATGTGGTGCTGGATGATAGCAACTATGTGTTTCGCCCGACTGTAAGTAGATAGTCGTATGATGCCACTTAGCCAAACAAAAAGTTGGACTAAGTGTATCGGTTATATTTTTTATCTCTATAATGCGTTTTTTAGGATCCACATTATGTCCATAGGCTTTGTCGAATTTTGATTAAACGAATCATCATTTCTTCTTCTTCTTTTTCATAAGCCTCTTCCATTTCACGAAGTGCTTTGTGTGCGGCTTCGCTTTTGGCCTTAAGCTCAGGGGTATCTTTGCCGCCACTCCAGCTTAGTTTGCCACCGTTAGCCGCACGACTTTCTTCACAGTAGGTAGTCCAGCCACTGGCTTCATATGGGTCAGGACGATTACGATAGACAGTAGTCCACCAAGTATAAAGTTCGATAATCTCTTTAGCGGCCGTAGCTTGATAAGTTGGTTCTGCTAGATGCTTCTCGCCTTCGTCTAGGAATTCTGCATTAGTTAGTGTACTAGCCCAGTTCAGATACGCCATACCAGCTTCTGGACTGCGCCAAGTACGCCAACGCAACCAACCACTGCGATACCAAGGAACATCAAACTTTTTACGTTCCTCGTCATTCCACATTACATAGTGCCACGCTTGTTCGATTTCAACGAAGTTGACAAGTTCGTTAAAAAGACAAGGGAGAAACCTATTACCAACGTCACTCCAACTGCCAGGGCGGATATCACGAGTATCGGCAGTAAGAGCGTGACTCTTACTAACCCAACGATTATTGATGTAGTATCTGACGTCATTTAGTCGATCCGGTATGTAGTAAACAATTTTTTGTAGAATGTCTAATCCTTCTTCAGCTATCCAGTAACGGATAGGATGTGCGGCACCAGCAGTCTTATACCACTCGTCCCATTCTTCGCTAGTACCTGCACCTAGTTTAGGTGTGCCACGAAGCCAGTCTGCAAATTTTGAGCAAGTCCAATAATGTGATCTCATATTACTACCTTATTTTTAATCCATTCGTCTACTGTAGGATACATTATAACATTTTTTTGATAGAATTCAACAGTCTTTTGGTGTAATTGTTTGCCTTCTTCCAAAAAAAGATAGTTAGTTTTTTTAAGATTAGCTGTATCAAACATGTTTAAACCTTGAATTACAGTAACCCATGCCGCACTACTGTATCCATGTGTCCGGGGTTGAGCAGTATTTTCTAAATAATATAACTTCCAACCTTCTAGTTTTTCAGATAATGAATCTGGAATTCTAAATTGATCATAGCAGTGGCTCTTCCAAAATTCTGTATCATTCCTGTGTCCTCGATAATGAAGACACAAGTAGTCCCTGATATCAATAATAACATTCCAAATTTTGTCATTCATGATATCGAAATCTTCTTGTGTAGTATTGTGTGGATTCCAATTACTATACAGACTTTGCAATGTATCTACAATTACTGCAATACCGTTGGCTTCTAACGGCTCCATGAATCCTGTACTTAGTCCTACACCAACAACATTTTTAACAATAAAGTTTTTCATCATACCAGGTTTGATGTTTAACTTTGCAATAGGTTCAATATGATTACCAAATGTATTGTGTATTTCTTCAAGTGCTTGATCTTCGGTGAGATGTTCTGGATCATACAAATAACCGTTGCCGCTACGATGACAAAGATTAATATTCCAACTCCAACCATATTTCATAGCACGGGCATTAGTAGTAACTTGATATTTAGGTTCGTCCCACCAAGCAATCACACTTCGTGCAGGAAAATAATTACCAAAGTCTACTATTGGTTCTTTTAATACTTTACCTAACAGTAAACTAGCAAATCCGCTACAATCAAAAAACCAATCTGCTGTATGAGACGATCCGTCTTTTAAAAAGATAGAGTTTATATTACCAGATTCGTCTTGACCAGAATGTATGTATTCTCCCAGTATTAATTTTATACCTTTTGATAGACCTAGCTCTTTTAAGTACGCGGCATTTTCTCTACTTTCATAGTGCCACATACATCCAATATCCAATGGACTAGTTGCATCCAATGGCACTCTGTTCTGTTTAATAAATTCTCCAGCATAAAATGCATCGGATAATGGAATGTCGTTAGCTATTAGTGTCTTAAAATATAATTCCTTACTTTGTAGTCCACTAGACCTATTCAATAAGTCTAGTATACTCATACTAGATAAATCAGAAAAATTTGATTCTATGCCATCTGGGATTAACTCGGTTTGTAGTGCATGGATGAATTCTGTTCCGACACCATTCCAATTGGTAAACTTTCCTCCTAGCTTGGGAGTAGCATTTACTTTTATCAACCAGTCGGCCACACTTATATCCAAGTATGCAAATAATTTTAATAGTGTTGATGTTCCACTTTCACCGGCTATAATTGGAGGGCGGTTTGGATCTTCAATTAATTCAATAGAAATATCTTTATAAGTCTTTTGTAAGAATAATGCCGTAAGCCATCCGGCAGTCCCGCCGCCAAGTACGACAATTTTTTTCATATAAGGTCAATTCCGTATAGTTGTTGGAAACCGACTTTATACACTGAGAAATTAACTGCTTCTCTAAGTGTGTCGAACTTCTTTGATACAAGAGTACCACCTGTTAAATAATATCTTACTTTATACATCTTTCTTTACAAACGGTTCCAAATTAGGTGGAACCCAACCTACTGGTTTTAATACTTTACCATCTTCACGCTTGCGAACTTTACCATCCTCGCCAATTTTAGCAAAGTTAGTTTTCATAACTTCTTTCCATGCACCTTCAATATCGCAACCTATACTATGGGCGGCACCGATAGTAACGACTAAGATATCTGTTAATGCATCTACAACTTCTTTACTATCACAATCATTGATAGCAACTTTTAATTCGCCGAGTTCTTCTTCAATCAAATTAACATATAGATTAAATTGAGCAACATTCCAATCATCAGTAGTTTGATCGCATGCCTTCATAAATTTTTCTTGATCTCGAAACGGATTCATATAACTCCTTTAGTTGATTCTTTTATTTCATTGAGCGAACAGCTCATTGGTCGGCCATCGCTATCTAGTAACATGGTTCCCCATCTCTTACCATGTTCGTCAAATTCAACAAATATTTTACCATATGCACAGAATGTAGTAGCATTGGTTTCGTGTCCTGCATCTTCAAATAACCATAATACCAAAGACATGCATATGATAAATGCTAAACTGACTAATCTGATGTGTTTCACTTAGATCTTTTCTCCAACTTCAAAACCTCTCCAACGTAGGAAACGGGGGAACCGCAAACTATAGGTGCCGTCCTGGTTTTGCGTGATTGCGTCTGCTCGCACTTCAACGATGTTACCGATGAGACGATCACGTTCCCTCCAATAACTATCGCGGTTATCGTCAGTAAAGCCGCTACCGATATTGACGACAATATCCTTTCCGTCATCTCTACCACTGCATACAAGAGCTCCCAACTTGCCAACATTGCGGCCGGTGCCTTCTTCAACTGCGGTAACCGCCAGTGAAACTTCGATAAAAGGTTTAAGTTTAAGCCATGCAACACTTCTTTTACATTCATACGGAGCCTCCGGGTCTTTAATCATGATACCTTCATATCCACCGTCAACTGCCCGTTGGTTAATTTCTTTAAAACGCTGTTTACCTTCTTCTGTATCTAAATCTACAAATTCATTAGCAACACAAGTCACATTAGGTAGTAGTTCTTGATTCTGTTCAACCCAAAACTTGACCATTGAACTTCGAGTAGCTTGTGGTTTATTGTAAACTCCTTGTTCAAAGTCTGCTAATGGTAGCACATCAAATAGGTTAAGCACAGCATCGTCTGATTTAACATTATCTTTACGGTGTACTTGTTTCATCAAGTCCTGGAAACTGGAGCTCATAATTTCACCGTCTAGTACCAAGTCCATATCTTTACTAGTAGATTTTGATTTAACTACACTACTAATCTGTTCTGCTATATGGGGAAAGTTAGCAAGCTCTTTACCGTTACGACTAAACATATCCACCCGACCATCAGCACGAACGATAGTGATAACACGGACACCGTCAAGTTTAACTTCGATAAGTTTCTTGCCGGCGACTTTAGTTTCATGATTAGCACTATCATGAGCAAGCTGACAACCAAATACGGGAATAGCATAGTCAGCATATTTCTTCTCCACTACTTTGTTAATTGTTTTTTCGCTTACACCACAGCGTAAGTCTTTGATTAAAATTCTACGATACCAACCGTTCCACTCTGCTTTGGTTGCTGACTTCATCATCGTTTGAATCATGTCGCGAGCTGTATTACCTGTGACATTGCGAGTTGTAAAGCCAGTAAGAGCGAGAGTAAAACTGTCCCAAGGTAAACCAGGGCCGTCTTCATCTGTTTTCTCCGGTATTTGTTTAAGTCCAAAAGTTATCATCGGATCTAGCGCAAGTCGACAACCTTCAAAGAATTCTTTATTACCTTCTTGGGCAATAGCTTCAATAATAGCTTCTTTGTTCAAACGGCTCGGATGACTTTCCAAACTCCAAATGTGGCTGGCACAAACGCTCATGTTGACTCCAATGATTAACTGTATAAGTGTATATTATACAGAGTAATTATCAGTATGTCAAGTGGTTGTTGGTCTTAAATGGCTTACCTAAGTAAGCATTTTCTAATTGACGTAGAATTAAATTTTTCATTCTACGGATGATTTTATGGTTGTGATCCCAGTTGAATGTTTTCAAATAGTAACACCACCAAGAGCTTTTGTGTTTACGGGCTAGGTTAGAATCCATGTATTGACCTATAGCATGTGGATTATATCCAAATCGATCAATCATTTCGCAGGCAATATTAAAAGCAAAGGCCCCCATTTCATCAGTGTCGCCGTAGTACTCTTGTTGCTTACGCTCTTTCGCCAATTCTGCTGTACTTTGATATCCAGGAATTGATTTGAAATTGCGACTACGAAATTGACGCATATGAATCAATTCGTGTAGCATTGTATCAGCAAATCGAGCACTCATACGTTTCCAACGATATTGTGTAATTTTCAACTTAGTATCAGTTGGATTAAAGTTAAAATTTACCTCTATTGACGGTACACCTTTTTTGTCCAAATTACTATAGTAAACACCACCCATAAAAATCAGCCCTTTGTCTGTAGGAGGGTGGATGCACTTTTTAAGTTTAATAGGTAAGTGTGCTTTGATATGCTTATTAATGCGTTTCTGTATCTGGCTAGGAGATAGCTCTTTTCCTACTATTTGGCTGTTAAGCGAATAGAACATAGAGTACAGATTATTTCGAGTAAGTTCCGACCAATCGAATGGTAATTGGGCCATAGTACACTCCTAGACATAACTATTTATAGTGTACTACGGCCTACCATTATATACGCACTTTATGGGCGTTTTGTGATAATCTCGTCAATCAAACCATATTCTAGTGCTTCTTGGGCACTCATGAACTTATCACGTTCCATATCGTTTTTAAACTCTTCATAAGTTTTACCTTTTGAATTATGGTTTACGTAAATCTGGGTTAAATTCTTTTTCATTTTTAGGATCTCCTCAACCTGGATTTCCATGTCTGTAGCTTGTCCGCCTGCGCCGCCTGAGGGCTGGTGAATCATGTGCCTAGCGTTTGGTAGCATTTTACGCTTGCCAGGAGCACCAGCAGTAGCAAGCAGGCTTCCCATACTACAGGCTTGGCCCATAACGACTGTGCAAACATCAGGTTTAATGAATTGCATAGTATCGTAAATAGCCATACCAGCTGTAACTACTCCGCCTGGACTGTTGATAAAAAATGTAATATCTTCATTTCCTTGACTTTCTAAAAACAACAACTGAGCTACTAGCAAACTAGCAGAATGCTCGTTTACATCTGTATCCAGCATGACAATACGGTCCTTAAGTAAGCGACTATAAATGTCATAACTACGTTCTCCGCGAGCTTCTTGCTCGATTACCATTGGTACTAAATTAGGCATTACATCTCCATTGTTAAAGTAAATTCTTTATCGTGTTGGCTAAGATAGAAACTAGCCAACTTAAACATTGTGCGGGCATGTTCAATATCTACTGGAACAATAATACGTTCACCAGAACGTAGCTGTCTCAGTTCCTCTGCATCTTGCAATGCAACACGTTCCATGGCTTCATAATCGCGAGCCATTTCCATTAGTTCAATTTCATTATACAGCATTTGATGTGTCGTATGTTTGTTTAAAAATATCTTTTTTAACTACACCGTAGTCACCTGCACCGTGACGTACAATATAGTCCTCTCCTGCTCGATAATTCAAATCGCCGTAACTGGCATGTACTACACCATCGTGGTCGGCTAGTTTAGCGTGTTTATGTATCTTCTTAGGAGTAGCAGTACCATCTTTGTTGTCGTCGTAATATTCGGCAAACTTCTTTGGATCTACTGGATACTGTTCACCTTTAGGACCTGTAATGATTTTATGTCCAGCTTGATAGTCAACCGGGCCTTCGAGTGTTTCAATAGTACCGCTAGCGATAGCAGTTTTATAATGAATAGGTGTAGGATGTTTGAATGTTTCAAATGAACCAGTCTTAAACCAATCGTCGGTAATACCTTCCATTGTTTCTACAATTTTAATAAATTCTTTAATCATGATCTTGCCAACTTTATGTTTAAGTATGCTAGGCCGCCACTAATCAACGCCCATACATATTCGCCTTTAGATAAATCAGTTAATGCGGCTTCAGCACACCAACCAGCAATAAAAAAACTAATCTCGTAATTGTAACGTCTAAACCAATCAAGCATTTTCTGTCTCCTCGATACCTTCATATTGAGCCAACTGTTTCTTAAATGTTTCTAGTTGTTCAATCAAATTAACAACACCACCATAGTTCATAGTAATGGCACTATAGCCCATTTTAAACTCTAGTCTGTTCTCGCTAGTCATTCCTAGTGTGTAGTAGGTCACAGCAGGCTTCTTAGGTTCGGGTGTATAACCGCCACCATCTCCGCCACCGTGTTCGGGTTCTTTAGGAAACGGTACAACATTGCTAGGTTTCTTTTTAAACATACTCAACATATTATTCTCTTTCATATTAAGCCAGCGAGCCAGCGGATTACATATTAACGGTAAAGCTACCATAACAAGCCATACTAACTGTACACACATAGTATAGTCTCTATATGGACTAAAAGCAACCACTGCGGTTAAACTGAGATATGTAAAACCGCTCCAGAATAACCAATGTCCTCCGGAGCGAGCAAACAACTTCATATTATTCGCCTAATGCAATCGGGCTTACAATAATACGTGGTTCAATGTAAACTGGTTTAGGTTTACCAGACTTAGTATCTACGCACAATACCCAAGTACCATCGGCACTTGCAGGACTGTATAAACCGTTTGGATCTGCTTGTGGCAATGTTACATAACCGTGACCGTCACCGCTAATACGCATTGGGTTAGTATACTGAGTAGCGTAAGGCAAGCCATAGCCAACTGCATTACATACTTTGTGTAACTTACCGTTCATATCGGTGATGTAGACTGTAGTAGCTACGTTTTGATCACGCAACTCGATAATGTCTTTCATCATACGCTTTTCAGCAAAGTTAGTGATTGCGGGCATACCGACTGACTGTACACCTTGCAAGCTCAATTCTTCTTGCTTACGTCGTTCGATCTGTGTAGATGTTTCTTTAACATCACATGCTGTCAAAAGAGTTGCGACAGCTACAAGAGATAGAATACTTTTCATTTTACTTACCTGCTTTCAAACTGTTATAAAAATTACGAAGGTTGGGAGGCATTTTATCCTCTGGGTATACACTAAAACGGTGTAACACAATAGCACGGAGAGCTTGTTTCTTCTCCGCATCTGAACTGATGTATTCAATTTGCAAGTTTTCCAAATCACGGATCATACCGTCATTGTACTGTTCACTTTGCTTGAACACTTCATTATCTACCTGGCGATACTTTGGAGCAAAGTATTGATAGGCAAAAAAACTACCAAACATACATACCGCAATAAATGCGATCCAACCAATTACGATTGCTGAGATTTCTTTAAACATACGGTTCCTTAGTTTTTATCTAATTCTTTAAATGCTTCTGTAGCACGGTTAGCCGCAAACTCACGTTGCTTACGAGCATCAGCCGCTTTACGCAAAATGTTAGCGTCACCTGTAGGCAATGCTACCAAAACGTATACACGGAAACGAGTACCTTCTGCTACACGTTTAACTTCTTTGACTTCTACACCAGTAAGGTCAACTTCTTTACAGCTGGTACGCAAAGCCATTTCTGAAAATTCAGTGCTAGTTGCTTCGCTGTCTGTTTTATAAATCTTAGTACGCTGACTTACAGTACCGCCTGCCGCCATACAAATCTTACCATATGCATCTGCCTTAGCTTTGATATCAGCCATACTCCAGTCTTGACTAACCGCAGTACCTGATTCAAAAACTGCACTATTGCTTAGTGGTGGATTGCCCATCCATTTAGGTGCTTTGTCGATTGCACTTTCAACATAACGTTCTTGACGTTCACGTTCTGCATCTGCACGGCGCTCATATGGATCGCGAGTTGAACCGCAAGCCGCTAAAATTGCAACGATTGGAATTAGTAATAGTGCCTTCATTATTTGCCACCCATCTGTTCTTTTGTCCATTCTGCGGACGATTGAATATCCTTACCAATGCCTGCTACGGTTGAGCAAGCTGTAAGGGCTAAAAGTAAAGCCAATGTCAAAACAGTTTTCATAAAACTCTTTCTGTGTATGTGTTGAACATGTGTATATTATACGATAAGTTGAATAGGATGTCAACTTATCGATTAGCCAAACTGCCTTCTTTACAGGTAGTTTTGGTTTCAGTTTTAAAACGTCCGGGCAAGTCCATAAGAAGATTGCGGCGAGCACGTTCTCTGGCATAGTAGCACAGAGCTTCTTCTCGTTCCAAACCTTTTTCAGTTTCGGTTAAATGATAGGTCTTGTCGTCTACTGTTATATCAAAATTTACAGTACAGTAATGCCAGCCGCGATCCATACGTGTGTCTTTGACAAGATTAGTAATTGCACCAACATTTCGTTCGCTAACCAAATCGCTAGCTACAACGATGTCACACCCAGCGTAGGCAATTTGGCTAACAAACATACTAGCCAGAATTAGGTTTTTCATTTTAGACTTTCTGCTAAGTTACAATAATAATATTATAACTTCGTTAACGATACTTGTCATCCAATTCGACACTCGAAAGTCCTGCAATAGTTTGAAACTTTTCAAAAGCCTTTTTAGCGGCAGGGTTCTTAGACAATTCACTATTTGGTAGAACTGCTTCTAGCCAAATCTCAGGGCGACGACTAGGATGTGCGCCAAACTGTCTAGGCTGATGTAGTTTACCAGTTTCCAATAATTCAATACTAACGCTACGGAAAAGATCCTCATCACCATCTGGGTATGCCGCCCATTCAGGATTACTCAAACCATACGGGTCGTGATAGCCTCCCCAAATACTTGCCCACTGTACATCATCTCGTGGATCAAAGTCTGTGCGAGAAATTACTACCAATACATCGTCAATATTTACTACACCATCGACGATGTCTCTAACACAACGGCTATAACTCAATCCAATTTTCATTTTATCCTCTTGTTCCCGTAGATGTGCGTGTGACTGTGGGCCCAGCACTTTCGAAGTCTATACCGGCATTGCGACCTTCGTAGCATTTGCCGTTCCATTTCATATTAATCTTAACTGCTTTGTTAACCACCACATTGAGCAGGACCTTGTCTTCAAAGTCCTGCACAACTGCTTCAGTCATTTTAGATGACTTGGCCATTTTAATCAGACAAGTATCACTGTGCCGTAGTATTGTTGCCACTGGCGGACTCCAATTCTGTTACACGTTCTTTTAATTGCACGATCATATCTTCTAGTTTTAAAATATGATCTGCCACTTGCTTCATAAACTCGGCAGTATTTTCTCCAGTCACACGTAGCATTTCTGGTACTGTAGGTAATTTTGTATCTTCACTCATTTAAATCTCCAATAAAATATTAGGGTTCCAGCCTGTATCTTCGCTGTATCCATCGTTTTCATAACCGCGTGGGTTACATACTACCCTTGTTTCGCCAACCATGTAATCAAACGGATGATGAGTATGGCCATGTGTCCAAAGCACAACCTGTGGGTGATCCAAAATGAACTCACTCAAGTCACTGTGATAGCCACCGTTCATCAATGTGTCGTTACCGTACATTGGATGACAGCTTTGGAAGCTAGGGCTGTGGTGTCCAACTACTACACACTTCTTATCCTTGTTCTCGTCGAGCACAAGTTTAAAATATTGTAGTGTACGAGCATGACGACCAACAACATCTCTAGCACTCATAGTAGCATAGCTACGTTTGTCGTTACGAATGATCTTAAAGTCGTTCATCATACCTTCTATGGCATGCATAGTCAGTGGATCGCCTTTATTCATATCAGTCCAAAGTGTAGCGCCTACAAATACTACATCGTCAATAACCTTAGTATCGTTTTCTAACATATAGACATTAGGATACTTGGCACATTCTTCACGCATATATTCAATGCCGTCAAAGAACTTACCATTGTAGAATTCATGGTTGCCCATGATGTAAACAACATGCGGGAACTGAAAACTGCAACGTTTCAAAAAATCTCTGTAACGCTGTGCTTTTAGTTGACGCTTGCCCAATCCTGTGCTGTTAGCAATAGCCGCTTGATCGGCAGTATTGGTCGGCTCAGGATGGTCGTGGAGATCCTGGGCAACCATAATGTCACCACCTAAAATCAAAACGTCATAGTTATTGTCGTTTTGAATGTTAATATCACTGAACTCTAAATGGAGGTCACTGACTAGTTTGATTCTCATTTAATCCTCTATAGGAAATTTTGGTAAAGTTTCATCTTTCCATTTCTGGACGTCTTCTTTATTATACTCGCCTTTGTTTACTTTGTCAATAAATTCTTTCAACATCTTGTTCATCCAATCGTTGAAGGTCATGTTTTCTTCATGTGCGCTTTTGAACGCAAACATTAACAAGTCGTCTGGCAACACCAAAGGAACACTTATACTGGTGTCGTAGTCTTCGCCTGCTTTAATAGCTAGGCATTTAGAAATAAAATCATCATCAACTTCCAAATCTACATACTCGATATCGTCCCAAGCTTCGTTTAGATTGACTCCATGTGCTTTGGCTTCTTTGGCATGCTTCTCACGTTTGTTTTCCACAATCATACGATACGCACGATTGTTGGTATAGTCACATACTTCTACTTCATAGACCTTTTGTGTCTTAGTACTGAATATAATATTAAAACTCCAGCCACCCTTGTCGTGAAGCCCGTTCCAACTAGACAACTGATAGGCATTAGGGCCATAACAACTCCAACCATAATCGCCACCTTCGGTGATCTTATAGTCTACTAATTCCATCCATTCTTTCATCGAGATCATTGTTCAAATCCTTGTTTAAGCATTGACGCTTCATCATCTTCTGGAGTATCAAAATCTACACCACCATGCTCTACACACACAGTTTTAATCCATCCGCCGGGAGTTTGTGTTCCCGGCTTACCACATTCTTCACAAGTAACACCTGACATTGATTCTGCCATGCTTACAAGTCCCGAAATGTATTCATCGCCGCCTGTGTAGTAAAAACGTAGTGTACCAAATTTTTCTTTAACTTGATCCAAAGTAACTTGCGTAATAAGTTCTGGTACTTCTCTAAAATTACCTTCAACAATTTCCCGGAGACGCTTTTCTTTATATTCTTGATTGACTACACTTTCCATGTCCTTTTCAAACATGTCAAAGATACCAGACTTACATTGTGTAGCCATCTCATTGTATTTGATAGCAACATCACGTTGTCTAACACGCCAATCGATATGATGTTGTATATTTCCCATAAGCTGATTAAGGATCTGGAACCAACCATCTCCACATTCAAAGCCCCAGCACATACAAGTTTCTTTCATATCCTTGTTGCGATTTATCATCATCTTGGGATATACCTTACATAGGTATTCGTCCAGTTCTTGTTTCATTTAGTATACCTCTTTCACAATGTTATATTCTTCTACGGGCCACTTGGCCTTAAATTCATCGGTCTTAACGTACTCATTAAAGTCCTTAGCATTAAAAAATACTTTATGGAATTCTGTTTTATATGAACCTTTTTTGGTTACTGTTAAGTAGACCGATTTAGCTGTACCTGCCATTTATTGTGCCGCCTTTACGAAGTTAAGTCTAGTTTCATCATTCCCATGTTTCCAATGTTTACTGTTGTCTTTGACTTTAGCCTTGACAACGATACATGGCCCTTGTTTTAATTCTACTTGGCTCATCCAGCTGGCCATTTTGTTGTTTATTATAGCACAAATATTCCAGCCTGTAAAGTTCTTTGACTTTATAACTTCTAATATTTCGCAATCTAAATCTACCAAACGATCCCCCGGCTTGCCTAGGAATCCTTCTTCAACACTCCGCGCGGCCTTTTTAACCTTATTGTGTACGGTGTCACGAGCTTGCACACTAGGCAAACATGCCACATAACCAAATTGATTTTCTTTTACAGTATCACTATTCAAAATTGTATTGATAGTGGTAAGGAATTCGTTCTCACCATCGATTGCGGCAAACAGCAGTCGCTTGTAATAAGTTTTGATTTCTTCTGCACGAGCAGTATCTTCCTCTAGGATCTTCAAAGGCATTGGTGCATCTTTTGGATCCGCAGTCCAAATTCTGTGATCCACTGTACACAACATAAGCATTTTATTTGTATGTTTGGTGTACATGAATTTATTGTCTTCTGCAAAGACATGCTCTTGATCTTTGATATACGCACCATTGACTCGCTGTGCGGCGCAGGCCAATTCTAATACTTGCTGTGTAGGAAACTCTTTCATGTCGCTCACGCTATGAGTTAATATACAAGTATTCTACATGAAAACAGAGTCTGTGTCAATCTTTTGTAAGCGGACATAAACTTTTTTGGACAACCGTTTGAGAGTAGGATCTTGAAGATTTTCAAATTGTCCAAAATAAGCAGCCAAACAAGGACTTACATATTTGTCGTTAAACTTCAATCTAGCTAACATTGAAATTCGTCCAATATGTTTTAGTGCTCTATATTTTCCCAAAGATCTGCATAATTCGATTGCTATACTAATTGAGTAGGCATCGACTTCGTCATCCTCTTCTAAATAATCTTTGTAGGGTTTTTTAATATAGTCTGAATAAACTACATGGTTGCGTTTAATACTTTGGCGTTGATGTTTAAATTCGTGTACTACTGCATCAAAGATTTGTATTAACAAATCAGTAACGTGCTTTTGACTCCATAAAATATTCTTATCAAAATTATGGTGTACAACTACTTCAATTGGGATTTCGCTGTTACTATCTTCTTCTGCATCATAGTATGCATTTACATAGAACTCTTCAGACAATAAATTCTTATCTCGTTCAGTTTTAATCTTAAGATTGAATTGTTGTTTTCTAAATTCTTTGCGTAGGATTGTTAGTAGTGTTTGAAAATTTACTCCAGATTTGCTGTTAGTCCTTACTTTATTACAAACTGAGCAAACTGTTTCCATTATACTATTCATACTACAACCTATAAGTTACTCTACCTTTGGTGAGGTCATACGGACTAACCTCTAACCTAACATTATCCCCTAGGATAATGCGAATTTTGTTTTGCTTCAATTTACCGCCCATGTAACATAGTAATGGATTCGGCATGTTTTCTACTTTGACCCTAAACATATTTCCGGGTAATACTTCCTCTACCGAGCCTGTTAATTCAATAATATCGTCTTTAGCCATTAGTTGCTTTTGTAATGGACCAAGCACCATTGCCCATATCGTTCCATTCCAATGTATCTCCTTCTTTCCAACCTTGTAAATCTAGTAAGTCTTGAGGTAACGGAAGAATTAAATCCCCGCTACTATCATCTGCTTCTCCGACTGTTACTGTCCAGTTTGTTTTCATAATGTATTATACTTTAATCTATTTATTCAGTCAACCATACTAGAAAATTATTTCGATGTATCCAACCATACTATAAATAGTTCCATGCTAAGTGTTCCAAAACAATATCTATATTTGGTTGTTGATCAAACTAATAAGTGTGTAATAACAACCACTAATAGCATTAGTACTGCTAATGCTGTTTCTAACGGAATTCTAAATAGCTCTCCTATGGTTGTTTGGTTTCCATATTTTGATACAAAACATGATATCATACAAGCCAACAAAAATGAAAATATAAACTATAAATTAGTTAGACAAATTGGTAAACATATTGACAAGGGTGGTGTTACAATCTCCGATACACACATGTTTGAACCTGTTGAAAAGACACCTTCAGGCAAGATGTTTGATTTAGTTGAAATGGATAAAGATTTGATCACCGATGAATGGATTGTACGCAGGCGGCTGGGAAATTTTAGAGCCAGTTTAATGATGGAGCTCGAAATGTATTGCGAAAGATATCTTTCAAGAGCTGTAGAATTTTGTGGCGACGAGCTATTATTTCCGTATCTTCAAAAACAAATAGAATTGTCTAATCCAACACTAGGTATCTATGCACCGGGTATACAGGAATGGGCATTAATTAATGAAATCTCTGTTGCTAATGCATATCAAGAATTAAAATTAAAATACGACTCTGCGTGTATCACTGCAATGCGTATACATTCTTTTTGGAATAAATTTGTTAATAAGTTTAATACTATCACATTAGATGATAATCAAACTCGTAGCGAAATATTTAAAAGAATGGAAGCATATTTTATATTTGGTGATATATGAATCAACTATGCATAAGCACAATATACGAATTAAGGGATAGATTTACTTTATTTAAAGACTACCCAGATATTAAATTTTTTGAAGAAATAACAAATAAAACTTCAGGTATATGGATGGTTGATCGCACAAGTACCATACAACTTCCATTTAGGACCAAATTACTTGAAAAACATAGACTTCCAGATTTAACCGATATTGAAAGTCTATCATTAGAACAATGTTGTATGAATCGTTCTAGGGATTTACTAACTGGAGATTTAACACTTTATTTTTTGTATAGCGGTGGCATCGATTCTACACTTGCATTATCTTCATTTATTAAAGCAGGCGCACCCCGCGATAAACTAATAGTAGTTTGTAATGCTGATAGTATAAGAGAAAATCCTAATTTCTATCATATATACATAAAACCAAATTTTAATTTGATGTCGTCTGAATTATTCATGCAGACTATAAAAACACAAGAGCTAGACGGACAAGTTATACTATGCGAGCCTGGAGATGCATTATATGGTCAACACCTTATGTCGATTGCATTTTCAATGTTTGGCGGCGATTATCTTGAAAAACCAGCTACTAGACAAACTCTAGTAGATTTTTTCAAAGCAAGGGGTCTAGATAATCTAACAGCCAATTGTTGTTTTGATATGTATGCATCTGAAATGTCTCCTCGACCGATAGAGACACTATATGATTTTTTCTGGTGGACGCATTTTAATTGGCGTTGGCAATATAATTGTGAAAAACTAAGCCTCCGGACTTTGCTAAATCCTAAAATAGAACCATTTTATTCTACTCCAGAATTCCAAAAATGGGCAGTAACACATGATCAGCCTAGGATTAGTACACCTGGCGACTTCAAAAAAGATTATAAACAATTAATATATGATTTTACAAAAGATCGAGAGTATTTTAATTTAAAAATTAAACATACATCATCGAGCTATTTTTATTTAAACGGAGCCTGCGTAGCAGTAGACGCCGATGGTACTAGATTGAAGTCAAAAGATTTTTCTTTAATGGACTATTATCAACCAGACAATTTTATCTCTAATTGGATCAAAGATAATTGTCGTCGCTATACGGTATAGGAAACCATCCTAGCTTGTCGAGATCCTCGAGTATTTCATCTGTTACTACACCTTCGGACGCATACTTAGTTCGTTCAAAATACTCGTCATCATCTTTACCGTCAAAGCTCAGCCCTCCACGCATACCACTACAGTAATAGTCCATGTAGTCTTCTCCCTGGTTACGAAGGTCAGCTACGATTCCACCGGCGCCACGCCAACTAGCAGTCCAATATTCTTCTTTGAGTATGGGCCATACATTTTTAGAATCACGTTTACACCATTGCATGTTACACCAAGCCGCATACAAGTTCTGTGCATAGGCTTTATCCTCGGCACGAATCTTGGCCATTATTTCGGGGCTATTTCGAATGTCTTCAACTAAATCTTGTCTTTTCATTTATGCCACGGGCCTTGGAAACAGTGTCGCATTTCGTGGCCTACTGCCCACATGGTCGTGTTTCGTGCTGTAATAACTGTACAAGTTGGTTGACCTTGCGGACCTTTGTCCCAAAAGCTACAGGCTTCAACAGTATAACCAAATCCGCCAAACTTACGTTTACGACTTTCTGCTTCACATCGAGCTTGTACATTGTCTACTGGGAACCATGAGACAGCAACTTCAGTTGTATAGTTTTGATTTGTACTGAATAGTACGTTTGGATCATCACGTTCTACAGCGAATGCAGAACTGCTTAATAATGCTATTACTAACAATGCCTTTTTCATACTAGCCTTTCTGTGTGCCTAAATTGGTGTGGGCGGTAGGATTCGAACCTACAAAGGCAGTCTAAGACCAAGCCCCGTACCCGGCAAGCCGGAGGTCTACCATATTCCACTCACGTCCACATTATAATTATATGTGAATTATTAATAAATGTCAACCAGGATAATCGGCGTTTTTCAAAGTTGGATGAAAATAAAAAATTGGATTTGTATACTGCGGATCGACTCTGCTATCATAATAGGGAATTTCTTGCCCAAGATGTTGGGTTTTGATAGCTAAATGATGATTATGCTCGATCAAATATGCCATACGTAGCTCTCTCCATGCTGGATGTAAAGTTCTACGTTTTAGTACAAACTCTTGATAGTCAGGATCACTCTTATATAAGTTTCGAATAACTAGCGTTAATCCGTCTTCGGAGTAAGTTTTTTCTCTTTCAACAACCAAGCTATCTTCATGAATTTCTTTGTAGGTTTCTTGAATCTCTGGCAATTCGGTAAAAAATTCAGCCGATGTGTTTGGACGTGTAAAAGTTGACACGCTCATTAGCTCTTCGCCTTCTGGGAATTCTTTCATAATATCTCCTTAATAACTATCCTGTATTTATTCCTTTACTACACCTACTAAATGTAATCTTGCTTCCGAACTACAATTCATAAAAGTATGGTGTTGACGAGTATCTACCCAAAACACATGATCTTGTTTTAGATGAGATACCATACCTCTTTGAAACACAAAAAAACACTGATCGTTTGTAATAATGGGGATATGTATCCTGGGACTAATATCTCGATGCATACTATAGCAGGTCTTTGGTCCGACCCATAAAAATCTAGTTCGGGTTAGATTATATTTCTTAATAATTGTTTCAAATACAGAACCTTGAAAAAACATGTTTAAGTTAGTATATTCTAAATCTCGACCTTTACTAGTTCCTACTGCGCTAGACCACGGGTCTTCTTGTTCTAAATATTGTAGTCCAGCTTGTCTATTATTAGATCCAAACTCTGTCCATTGAATTTTTTCTTCTATAGATTTATATGTTTCTGTTAAACTAGCAGAATTGCATGTGTCTATAATTTTAATTAACATATCAAATAGCCATGTCTTGTTCAATTCTACTCAAATCTACATTTCCAAAATCTAATATTAAATCTGAAGAAACAGAATTATTTGGTAAGAATTTATTAACTGGCCCTAGGGAATAAAATTTCTTCCAAATTTTAAAACCTAGCAACCCTTTATACTTGTGTATATTAAGATATTTTTTATCTATCGAGCCTATCAAATTATCCAAATCACTTTGCATCATTTGTGCGGCATGAGTTCCTGAATGTAGATTATAGAACCATGCATCATGCCGACCTAAAAACATTCTATCCGGCTTTTGTGCTTGGAAAGATAATTTCTTGATTGCAGGGTATATTGCAGGTACAATCCCACGTTCGTATACTCCGCCGTTGACTTCTTTAAATACATGCCCAATAGGATTGAATGCCGATTTGTTTCCTTTTTCATCATTAAATCGCATGGCACTATACGCCTCACTGCCAGCCGGTGTCATTAAGAATTTAGCAGTTTCGTGTGCTTGTTTAACTATTAGCTGTGGTAGCTGTGGACTGTGATAAAAGAATACAGCAAATGTGTTAGGATGGTTAACTGAATTATATTTGTTGCTATACACAGTATCGTAAAATGAAATTAAAAAATTATTCTTATATCTAACAACCGCAGGTTTATCGATACCTTGTACAATGGCAATCTTTTTTCCAGATTCTGCAATATGTTTTAGATAGGTATAACGGTCTAAGTTATAACGCCCAGCCATAGTAGGATGTAACCAATCGTTACATTTTAACAACCACATATCAGGTTCGTAATTTAACATATCTTCAAAATAGTCATGCAACGTTACTTTAATTTTTGGATAGTTATCCTTAATCTTTTGCATGAATGGCAACTGTGTGTGAAATGTTTCGTCGATAGTATTTGTTACATCTTGATTAGTTGGATCTGACTTCCAGTCTCTAAGACCACTAAGCGGAGCACTTGCTACAACTTCGTCTACATGCAAACCATTATTAACAAATGCATAAAACATGTTGGTGCTGTCTGCACCTCCGCTAAGGAACATTAATACATAGTCGTATTCATCTCTAATCTGCCTAGCACGTTCAGCATATAGTTCATCTAAAGTCTGTGTAGGTTCAGTTTTCCAATCAGTAGCTTGAAATACAGCATCATTAAAATTCCAGACTGGATCAACATTTAATTGCTGTGCTCTAAATAGAGCAGGAATTTTTTCATAAAACTTTTCAGTGCCGACAGTATAAAATCCTAAATCATCAATCATTTTAATATTCCTATATCTCTTCTGTATCTAAATTGGCCTATATGTTGCTTATCAAGATATGCATAAAGTTTTTTACTAGCCGCTTCGTGTGTATTATCAGTCGCTGTAAAAATTGAATGTTTGATATACGGAGGATCAAACCCTTCCAAACCCATAATAATATCTTCCGGAACAGGCTCTAACTTGGGTAAGAAACTAGCAGGCTTAGTCCAATCAAATACTCTGTTAGCTAATTTAATAGTTACTGTCTTTTTATTATTATGTACAATTTTAGGAATTTTATTTCCACAACTTGCGGCATAAAATAGCTCGCCTAAATCGTTTGTAATTGATCCTAATATAGCTGGGAGTTCCGGATCTCCGCTACGTGTATTAATTTCAAGTATAATTGGAGTGTCCGTTTCATCGACTGCTATACCTAAAAACATAAAACCTTTATAATGACAGTTTTTAATTTTTAAATAATTATAAATTTTATCTGCATACTCATGCACCCGGGGATCGATATCATTAACATTATATGCACCCATACTACAACTATTAAATCCTAAGTCATTATCTAAAGACTTTTTGTAATCTCTTGCAGATCCAAAGTATTCCCAGCCCGAATCATTTACTAACATGTGATAAGAATATTCTCTTTTAATATTAACAACTTCTTCGAGTACAATACTTGCATTAAGATCAATATTAGTAATCTTAGGTTCGTCTCTAAGATGTGTACTAAACAAATCGTTAAAAACTTCTTCGTAATTTAAATTATCTACGACTGTAGTTTGCCTACCACTTTGAAATAGATAATTTAATTTAACCACAAATGGACGAGGAATAGTTTTAAAATTTTCGTAAAGATATTGTCCGGACACTAACTTACCTTTTCCTGTAGGTATTCCTAATTCATTAAGTATTTGCTTGGTAATGAACTTGTCTTTTTCTAAAATAGTATTATCTGGAGTTACAAAGAAGTAAGGAATATTGGCCAATCGAAATGCATCGTGTGCATATTGTGTGGACGGCCAAGGCAAACTTGCTGCCACAACAAAACTTATATCTTTATCTTTTATGAACTCAATTAGCTGATCTACATTTATCTTTGGTATTTCGGATATAATTGTAGGGTTTCCGCTACTGCCGTCAACATTTCGAGATATAGGAATATAATTTTCAGTACGCTTAATTGACTTATGTGCGCCTACATGATAAACTTTATGTCCTTGTTGAACAAATAGTTGAGCCCAGTGATGATAACATCCGGTTGGTGATAACACTAATATATTCATTTATTTCTTTCTAAGCAAACATATAATCCAATATGTAGGATCTAGTTCCCACCAGCGTCGTCCACCATAATTTGGATTCTTTGCATCACCATGATGATTGTTATGCCAACATTCACCCTGTGTAATTAAAAACAACCAAGGAATATTTGCACTAGTATCTTTTGTATTGTAATTTTTATAACCTAACTTTTCATAGTGTACCACACTTGTTTGTAAACAAAATACATGAAGTGTAATAAATGCCGGAAGTGCTAGCAGATAAAAGAAGGCATCTACGCTAATTAATGCAGTTACACCGTATACGGCCCACAGTAGGTAACTATAGTATTTGTGTACAAACACATGGTCTGGATCTCGTAATAAGTCTGGAATACTACGTACTGGAACATCACCCTCTTTCATTTTAAACATCCACAAGATGTAACTATGCCAAAAACCATCTTCTGGGCTGTGCGGGTCTTTATCAGTATCGCTAAATCTGTGGTGCAGGCCGCGATGTATACCGACCCACAATATACTACTACCTTGTCCAGCAATCGCACCGCAAAATAATATAAATCTTTTCATAAATTTGCTTACGGGAAATCCATGGTGACTAAACAGTCTGTGATAACCGGCGCCAACTCCTACAAATTTCATAAAGATCCAACCGACTATTGTAGCCATCCACCACCAGCTAGGTGCGTTACCAATACAAATATTATAAATTGCCCATACTCCAAAAATATTTAGAGGAATAATTCCGCCCCATAAGTGTTTTATAGTCAGCGTATTCTTTAACATTTGATTCATTTTCGTTTCCATGTGTTTAATAGGGTAATATCGCCACTGTAAATAATAGTTTGCCAACAGGTATTGTCGCATTCATTTGGGCATGTAAGGTATTTATAGTTGTCTGTTTCGAAGATCAAATTAAATTGTTTTTCAAAATTTTCAATCACCCATTTATCCCAATTATTTGTTTGTCTGCTAATAAAGTATAGTTTACAGCTGGTATGTTCTGCCAACCAGTTAATTTGGCTCTTTGCACTACAACCCATGCAGTCACTTATTTTCTTTAAAAATGACTTTTTGTTATTAGGTTTCCACGCACGGTTCAATATACGATACGCTTCACTCGGCCAGCAATCTCTGTTACTAATACTAGAACAAAGTTCTGGAACATCATCATCGTCAAAATGAATAGTTAGTGCAACTGCAAATTGAAAAGACTCTCGATCGTAGTTCTTCCACAGTCGATGACTACGGTCGTTATACTGTACTTCTCTCAATTGATCAAACAATGCATCGTATTCAGAGTTAGTGCCTGGAGCCCATGTTATAGTACGCATTAAGATTCCATCCGTTTCAACATTTCAAAGAATGGCTCGCGATGTACTCCCCACCAGTCTTTTTCAAATTGATTAAAAATTTGTAAATTTTTATGCTGATAGATTGGACTTTTTTCTATATTCTCGTATCCAGTGAATTTGGGTCGTTCGGCCATATTGAACGGAGCAAGGCTGTTTAATATTTTCCACTTGGTACTATTACTGCCCAGTTTACCTGGAATTTTGTTATTTGCTAGGTCAGCCATTAGCGGACTTTGCATATAGGACAGATATTGTTCAGCAGTATATGTTAAGAAGAACGGGCATCCATATAAGTTATTTTTTCTAAAATAATCTAAGCAAGGCCAAATAGGCTCGTATTCGTCAACGTACCATATGCCTGTAGCTTCATCCTTAGCTATGTGCGGTACACTATGACTACCCATAATAATAGTGCCGTCCACTTTGCCCAATGCATACAGTGTTGATGGAATCTGGTAAGTGGCTAGTTTATATTCTTGACCAATGTCAGATATTAGACCTGACTTAACAAAATCATCAAAGTCAATATCTATAATAATAGGTGAAAGATTTTTACTTTTGCAAAAGTCAAACGCATATTTTACATCGTGATCGTTGTAGCCAGGGTTTAATTTAATAATAACAGGCACAACATCTATGCCCATTGATAAAAATACATTTAATACAAACTCGCTATCTACACCGCCGCTATACATTAAGTGTAATTTGCCACGCTTGTTGTTGTAAACATACTCGGCAACTTTCAAACACTCTTGCAAGTAGTTGGGCTTTTTATTTGTAGGTGCATCGATAGCTACATGGAAAGTATCTCCACTTCCGCTTGGGCGCATATAGTTGTCTTTAAGTAATTCCATGTTACCAATCTATAGTGTATGCTGACATCTTTTCAGCAATAAAGTCTTTAACCTTTTGGTCAGTCATGTACAACACGTTGTACTCGTGGTCCAACCCAAATCTGAAGTTAGGTTGTTTGGCTATTTCAATATTTGATAGATCTTGAAATAGCATAACAGATGCACCTAGCGATCCTATCTTTAGTTTAAAGTAATAGTACCAATCGTTTTTATCTAGATTGTAGATATATTTGCGTGAAGCCATTTTATAAGTAGATGCACCTATAGTTTGTATCTTCTCGCCATTGTTATTGTTAGTCATACTCCAGTGTTGATAGTCCGAGGAGTTGAACCAATTAATAGCCCAGTCATTAACTACTGTCTTTACATCGATCCTATCATTAAGATAAATGGCACAACGCATAGCGCAGTTAACATATTTTAGATTAAAAATTTGCCACCAGAAGAAATCGTGTAATGTGTATACAGGAGTTAGACTAGTTTCAATGTTCTTAACAATTTTTTGATACCATAGTTCTGCAAAGTTAGGATTGGTATCTATATGGAAGTTGTGTATGCCACCACGCTTAACTTGATTTATCTCAAAGTGCTTTAGTATAATGTCTTTGAACTTAGAGTAGTGTGCTGTATTAAAGTCTTTCTTTAAGTTTTGTAAATTTACTCTTGAACTTTCTGACATCATACTACAGTAGTGATCGTAGTGTTGATACAAGTCTAATGCAAATAACATGCCAAACAAACAATCGCCTTCGTCTGCTGTAATAGGGCGATAGCCTGCTTCGATTAAATCATCGTACTTGCTAACAGTAGAGTTAATAATTTTAAACTTGCCCCAAATAAACTTACTCCAAAATGTAGGATTCTCTACAATGCTTTGCGAGTTAGCACAGACTACTACATTCTTTAGTTCTTCTACAGTTAGATTCTTAATCAATGCGCTAAGAGCTAATGTACTGTCAATGCCTCCACTATACATAATAGCAAACTTTTGATTCTTCTCGTTGATTAATTGTTTAATTTCTCTAGCACGATTGTCAGTTACTTCGGCAAAGGACTTTGAAAATGTAGCATCATATGTTGGCAACTTATACACGTCGGGAATCTCTTGCGCCCACGGTAAACTCCATTCGCCATCGCGAGCAACAAATCTGTTAGGATTATACTTACGAGCTAGATCGACCATAAACTGTCCGCCCGTGCTAGACTGTGCTCTGATATCAGTCCAGAAGTCTCGTTGTTGAGGGTTCAATACAACGTTACTAAACAACAGTGGTTCGTTCATATTAACACGCCCAGAATGTATAGTTGTCTTTGACCGTTGAGGTTAGGGCGGGTTGTGCAATTCCTGCGGCAGAATAAAACAAATCTCTAAAGTTAGCATTGTCGTTTAATGAATACACTGCCCATGCATGATGGATTTGTTCAGTTGCTTCGGTTAATGTATTTGCGTGATACAGAATATTTTTAATCTCATTCATCATGCCCTTGGGTGCAGTAGTTGTGTCGTACTGTATTCTAAACTCAGTAGGACTTGTATCAGCAAAAAAAGCATCTAAGTACTTTGCATCCGGCCACAAGTTTCTATAGGACTCGGCGATTGTAATTGCATGAACACATTGTAATACAAATAGGGAATATTCTTGTAAGTTTTTGAGCGCCTGTTTTCTATCTTCTTGTTCGTATTCTGTACTCCATCCCTTTTCGATAATTTCGTTAGATTTTAAAAATGACATCGATGCACTTTGTTTAATACTAGTCAATGAACTAGCACCGTACAACATTTCATTTCGTTTATGCTGTGTTCCGAAACACAAACAATTATCGTTAGTCAATTGATCCGCTTTTAAAATGTAAGTTACGGTTAGCACTTTAGATGATAGCAATTTTCCAGCTTCAAGTAACAACCACGGATCTAAATTGTCTACTAGAAGAAATCGATCAAACACCGGCGAAAACAACGCATATCTGTTTGGAGCATTTTTATTTGCAGGATAGTATTCGGCCCAAGGTCTGTTCATGCTAATATTTAACTATAAAGAAAACGAGCCAAAAAAAAAGGACCCAAAGGTCCTTTTTTAATCAATCAATTATTATTTTGATTGGATTTTTGATACTAAGCCTGGAGTAAAGTAATTTTCAAACTTTTGATAAACTACTTTAGTTGCTTCTGCAAATCGAGCTTTTTCTTCTGCACTCATACGAACAACTTCGATTCCATCTGCTTCTGCACGAACTTGTGTCTTAACAATATCATCGATACTGATTGAACGCTCATAACGTGCGGCTACCTTAGCTGACTCACTGACAATTTCTTGTAGCTCTGGGCTCAATGTATTCCAGAAGTCAGTACCAACTAGAATACTTGTTAAGAACAAGCTGTGTTCTGTATGGTTGATAACTTTAGAAACTTTATCATGTCCAAGTGCATATACACGTGGGTATGTGCTTTCGCCAACTGCAACATTAGCTGAAGCCAAGTTGTCTGATAATTCTTCTAGTTCCAATGGAACTACATCAGCACCTAGTGTCTTGAATGTTTCGATAGCAACTGGGCTATGACTTGTACGTAGTTTAACACCGCGTAGGTCTTCAATCTTAGCAACTGTTTCGTTACCAGGAATAATACGGAACCCACCTGAGTATGTGAAAGCTAAACCTTTAACTTTCTTTGACTCTTGCAAACTGTCTAACAAGCTAGCACCAACTTCGCCTTCAAATACACGAGTTGCGTGATCGTGATCTTTGAATAGGAATGGTAGATCCAACGCAAAGAAATCTTTGTTGATCTTACCTAATGTGATTGTATAAGTCTGGCTCATTTCGATTGCACCAGAATCTAGCAAATCTACTAAGCTGTGCTTGTCAACTACAACACCGTTGTTATACTTTTCAGCATATTCGCTCATAGTCATAACTTCGATTTCTAATGCTTCAGGAGCTCTTGTGTTTACTTCTTCGGCAAATACTTTAGCGGCACGAATGAACAACTCGATTGGTTCGTGTGCTAATACCCATTTTACATGTTTTTTATTCATTTTGGAATCTCCAATATTTAACGTTAAATTTCGGCAGGTCATGACTCCTGTCCGTTTATTTAGTCGTTTCTTCTGAGTTATCTGCTAGTTTTTTACCCCAATCACTACGATTCCATGCTCGTTCGTGAAAGAAATACAGTGTACTATTAACTACAGTTGTGAAACTAGCAAGTCCTAACCCAAATGCTACACTACCTGTAGTAAAATAACCAATAGCAAAATACTGACCCATGATAATAATACGCCAAGAAACAACCTTAGCTAGCGATCTTGGAATACGTTCTTGAAATTTAGCTTTTAAATCAAACATAGTTTACCTTATATATTTTTCGTAGTCTTTAAATGCCGCATCGATATCGGCAGGCAATGTGTTGTATTGGATATTTATAGAGCCTGCGCCTTGCTCTAAGAATTTCAGGAATTCGAAGTAGGGAATTCCAATTAGTTTTTGTAAGAACTTAGGGTTAGTACACAAGTAGTCTACATTCTCTGAACCCGCAAATTTTGGAAAGTAAGATAGACTGGTGCCCCAGTACTTGGCAAACATAATAGGTTTGATATAATAATCCCAGCGGTCGACTGTCTTTAACCACTTCTTGCCATCTACTTTAAGACCATTCTTATCAAAGTAAACATGCGACACAATACTTGCTTTATAAATGTCGTCACCTATCATACTATAGAGATATTCGCTTGTAGCGGTAAAACTTATTTCTCCGCCGGGCCTGTTAAGACTTTTCCATGCTCGAAGTCTAGCATTAGTTGGAGTATAGTATCCGTCTATAAAATAAGGCTCTTTACCTTCTCGGCAGTATATAAAATGATCATGTAAATGTTGTACAAACAATTTGTCTGCTGGTAACATACTTAGAAATTTTGTGTGTAAGGCCGCTACACAATGTACATCTAAGGTTTCAGCAAGTTGTTCAATTTCTGCTCTTGACGCGATAGGATCTATTTCAACAACTTGGAACTTTTTATTGTATATTTCTTCTAAGAGCTTTAACTGTTCAAATTCGTTATCGTTATATCCAGGTAAGTGCATAAATGCACCCTCTACATCCAAGCCTTGATTTAAAAATGCCATCAGCATAGTTTGACTATCTAAACCAGAACTCATTCCTAGCAAGATTTTGCCCGGATTCATATTGTATATTTCTTTAGCCCTACGCATTGTCTCATCATAAATGGACAACACAGGACGAGAGCAGGTAGTGTATGTAAACATGAACTATTTAACACTAAAAAAATACTACCAAAAAAAAAGGACCCGAAGGTCCTTTTTACATTGTAGGTCCGTTGCCGTTCCTAAATCCTACACTACCACCTTCTGCTTCGATGTTCTTGATGACATCTTCAAACAGTATGGGTGCAAAGTCCGGTGTTTGTTCTACGCAAACGCAATGATAACGAACATCGTTTTCATCGCTGTATAAAATTTCACCAGTTCTAGCATCGACACCACGAGCCTTTTTAACACGGTTTGCGTGTAAGTGTCCGTGAATGTTAACACCAAAACGACCCATTGAATCTGAGTGTAACGGAATATGGCTAAGGATCATACCGTTCATAACGTGATAAGCTCTAAGCTCTCTAAAGTACATACGATACTCGTCGTCTCTAAAGATGTCGTGGTTACCACGAATTAAAACCTTGTCGCCGTTTAATCTCGACATGATACTTAACGCTTTACGATTAATGACAACATCGCCCAGATGATAGACCTTGTCAGTGGGCTTTACCCGTTCGTTCCACGCCTTAACCATTGCTTCGTCCATTTCCTCAGGTGAGTCCCAAGGACGAAGTTTTGTAACACCATCGTTACGTGTAAAGCGACACACGCCAGTATGTCCAAAATGCGTGTCGCTCACTAAGAATACACTTGGCATATTCGCCTCCTTTCATTGTTTAAGTTATAATTATACTACCAAAAACTCAATTAGTCAACACTTCTAAAAGTGCGCCAATCGTCGATGTTGGGCTTTTCGTCCGGGTCATAGGT